GCACTAACATAACCGCTGTTGGTTACCAATCACTCTACTCCAATACCGGATCGGAAAGCACTGCGGTTGGTGTTCAAGCGTTATATACAAACACAACCGGAACCAACGTTGCAGTTGGTAAAAATTGTTTACAGCTAAACACCACCGGCTCATTAAATGTGGCAATAGGTGCGTATAGCGCGTTGTATTCTAATACCACCGGCTCCAATAACATTGCTGTTGGTACTCAGGCGCTTTTTAGCAACACCACCGGTGAAAGCAACAATGCTGTTGGTTATCAGGCAGCGTATAGTAATACGACTGGTTACATTGATGCGTTAGGTTATCAGGCTGGGTATTCAAATACAACTGGCGGTAGTTCACAAAGCAATACTGCTATGGGCTATCGTGCTTTGTATAGCAACACAACAGGACAAGGAAACACAGCTATTGGCGGGGTTGGAACACCGAACAATACTTCGGCAATGTATTCCAACACTACCGGTTCGTTTAACACCGCATTTGGCAATCAAGCACTTCGTTCCAACACCACCGCTAGCCACAACACTGCTTTGGGTTATCAAGCTGGGTATTCTGTTACCGGTGCTGGAAACACTTTGGTTGGTTGTCAAGCCGGTTATGACACCGTTCTATTGTCGACTGGAGTAAACAACGTAATTGTTGGTGGTTTTGCTAGAACAAGTTCTGTAAGTGCGACCAATCAAGTTGTCTTAGGTTATAACCTTACAGGACAAGCAGATTCCAATGTAACAATTGGCTCTGCTTCTGGAAAAATTTACAATGCGTTTACCGTTAATGCAACTTGGACTCAAACGTCTGATGCTCGTCTAAAAACTAATGTTAAAGACGATTCCCTTGGTTTGTCGTTTATCAACCGTTTACGCCCGGTCACGTTCAACTGGAAAGCATCCCCAGACATAGACCCGTCCTTGCCGTACTACAAAGAAACCAACGAGCGCAACACGACAACGGTCATCCATGGTCTGATCGCGCAGGAAGTCAAAGCAGCGCTGGACGCGGAAGGGTGCTTGACATTTAACGGTTGGGATGCAGGAAACGAAGACACCATCCAAGCGATTAGCCGCGAGATGTTCATCAGTCCCCTCATCAAAGCCATTCAAGAACTTTCAGCCGAGGTTGCGAGCCTCAAATCTCAACTTAAAGGAGTTTAATTATGATTGAAATTACCGCAGAGCAGATCGCTCAACACTACAAAGCCGCTATGGACTCAGTAAACCTTATTAATAATGGTAAGCCTGAGTTTATGTCTGATGCCGACTGGTCCGATTGCGTCAAGCGCAACAAGGAACACTTGAGCATCATGATCGCCAAAGACTTCTGGACTACGGAAGACCTCACCCCACTGCGTCAAGCAGCAGCTTAAATGACTGAAAAGTTAGAGGCAAAATCTCAACTTATTGAGAAAACAGCTTTTGCTGTTTTGCCTATACTTTTTACTTGTGTTGTTTATTTAATGTCAGCATTAGATAAATTGACACATGATGTCACTGTTCTTAATGCTAAAATAAGTTTAGTTGTTACTAGCGATAATAAACAAGCCACTAATAGTGGTGCTGAACTTGCTAGAGAAAAGCTGCGCCAAGACTTAGAGAAAGAGATACAGCGTAATAGAGATATGATTCACGATAATCAGAAACATATCAGTATTATTGAAGATAGGATGGCGAGAAAGTAATGGAAATTGCAGAACTTTTTCTTAAAGCATGGCCGATATTACTAGGCTTTATAACTCTTATTATTGTATTATCTAAGCTTGATCTGCGAGTTGCAGTTTTAGAAGAGAAAATAAAAACTGCTTTTGAAATTATTAATAAGATGAAGGATAAGTAATGGCTACAAAAGCCAATGTTTATACAAAGCCTACACTGCGTAAGAAAATTGTAGCTGATGTAAAAGCCTCTGCTACAATGGGAACTGGTGCTGGTGAATGGTCTGCTAGAAAAGCTCAACTTGTTGCTAAGAAATATAAAGCTGCTGGTGGTGGATATAAATGAAATTGACTAAAGCTCAACAGTCTTTAAAAGATTGGGGAGATCAGCAATGGACTACTAAATCTGGTAAAAAGTCATCAGAAACTGGTGAAAGATATTTACCAAAAGCAGCAATTAAAAGCCTTAGTAATGCGGAGTATGCAGCAACAACTCGCGCAAAGCGTGAAGGCAAAAAAGAAGGTAAACAATTTGTAACTCAGCCAAAAGCTATTGCTAAGAAAACTAAAAAATTTAGATAATAACGGAGACTTTTATGCTAGAAATGCTTAGCGGTGGTTTGTTAGGTAGTCTTTTTGGTGGACTATTTCGTCTAGCTCCAGAAGTGCTAAAACACTTTGATAAGAAGAACGAAAGGGGTCATGAGCTTTCCATGTTTACTCTTCAAACTGATTTGGAGAAGATGCGTGGTGAGTTTAAGATGGAAGAGAAGTATGTTGACTATTCTTCTAATCAACTAGACGCAATTAAAGAAGCCTTTAAAGAACAATCAAATACTGCTAAGGAAGCTGGCTGGTTTGTTTCTGCTGTCTCTGCTCTAGTCAGACCCGGAATTACATGGGCTTTGTTTTTTATGTATGCTGCTGTAAAAGCTGCTGCTATTTACATGGCTTTTAAAGTGAGTGCTGATTGGGCAGCAGTGCTTACTAATTCTTGGGGTGCTGATGATTTTGGCATGTTGAATATGTGTCTCACTTTCTGGTTTGTTGGTCGATCCATTGAGAAGTATAAAGAGAGTAAATGACAACAGAAGCGATCACCATTGCGGCTAATGTTTTAGTAAAGCCTTTTGAAGGCTATGCTAAACGTCTGCCCAACGGTGATTGCAAAGCTTATCCAGATCCCGGCACTAAAGGACATCCTTATACTATTGGATGGGGCTGTACCGGATCTGATATAACGCCTGAGACAGTCTGGACCGAAAAGAAAGCACAAGAAGAGTTGGATAAACACTTGCTTTATTTTGCAAGTCAGGTAGCTAAGCTTTCTCCTTCTTTGTTAAAGACAGAGCCAAGAAGATATGCAGCAATTATTAGCTTTGCTTATAATTGCGGAGTTGGTAATTATAGAGTTTCTACATTAAAGAAACGGGTTGATAGCGGCGACTGGGAAGGCGCACAAGAAGAAATAATGAAATGGAATAAGGCTGCTGGTAGGGTGTTAGCAGGGCTAACTAAGAGAAGACAAGCTGAAGCTTCTTTGCTTTCTTGATGGAAACTAACATGAGCGAAATTGACCCTTTTTCTTATGGACAATTAACAGCCAAAGTGGAAAGTTTGGAAAAGAAAGTGGATAAGCTTGAGGAAGGTGTTTCTCAGCTATTAGAGCTTGCCAACAAAAGCAAAGGTGGCTTTTGGGTGGGGATGGTTATTGCTTCCTTTCTTGGGGGAGTTATTACATTTGTCATTGATAAGCTATTTAAATAAGACAAGGCTTTAAGCTAATGGAACAAAACTTTACCGAAACTCAAAAAGAAATTGTTGCTCGTAAATTGGGATATGAAGGCCCAATGAATATGTTTGACAAATTCATTGAGTCAAATCCTGCTGCTCAGCAACAGTATGGAAAAGTTGTTTCTGTTCTTGGTCCAAAGATGCGTAAAGGCGGGATGGTAAAGAAGTTTGTTGCTGGTGGTGATGTAGACATGACTAAATCATACGTCTATGGGCCAGATGGTACACGTTATTCAAGCATTGCTGAAGCTAAAACCGCTGGTGTTAATACTCCTTCTACTACTCCTCCTTCTACTACCACAACTACTGGTGGAACAACAGGAGGAACAGCTACTACTGGAAAATTAACTACTGAACAACTAAGAGCATTGACAACAAATGCTGCTGGGACATTAACTAGTGGTGCTGCTAGTAGTTTTGATGTTATGACCGGCGCTCCTAAAATTGCTGGCGCTCCTATTATTAATGCTGCTCAAACTGATACAAAAGACATAGGAGCAACTGTACAAAAAGCTCCTGCTGCTGTTGCCACTGCTAGTGTACCTACAATAGCTACTGCTACCACTGCTGCTGCCCCTGCTGCTGTTTCTAGAGACGTAGTGACAGCTACACAATCATTAGGTGCTTTGCAATCAGCACAAAATAAGTTTGCTGCACAAACAGGTCAGATTTCTGAACTGGCTAAAGTATCAGCAGCACAAGGAACACTTTCTTCAGCCGCTATTGCTGCTTTAGTTTCAGCACCACCAGCGGCAATAGTAGCAACTCAAGACGCAAGGGCTTTAGAATCTGGTGAAATAGCTGCTGCTGCTACTAGAAAAGACATTGGTCCTATTGCTTATGCAACAGCACAAGAAGGAGCATTAACTTCAGCAGACATTGCTAAAGCCGCTACATTTACTGGTCCAACCCCTACTGCTACAGCACAAACAAGTTACACACTAGACTCTGCTCAAATTGCCACTATTGGAGCATTTAAAGCAGAAGATGCTGCTAAAATGCTTGAGGCTGATAAAGCAAAATTAGCAGCAAAAGAAGCAGCGACAACAAGAGTTTCTACTGTCACTGGTGAAACAAGAGCAATTACAGATCAAGAACTTGTAGACATTGAAAAACAAAAGCTTCAAATTGCTGTTGATGAAGATGCTATTAAAGCAGCAGCAACAATGGAGACTCTTGATAAAGCTGCGTTGGCTATTGCACAAACAGGAAGTTTTAGTCAAGCTTTAGCTGCTGAAGCACAAACAGGGGTAGTAGATGCTGCCAGCACTGTTCAAGGGCAGCTTGCAAAGATGATGTCACAGTTTAATGACGGCACTCCTGCATGGGCTGCTGGAGCCATTAGAGCAGCTAATGCTGCTATGTCTAAACGTGGGTTAGGTAATAGTTCTATGGCTGGTGCTGCTATCCTTCAAGCAGCAATGGAAAGTGCTACTCCTATTGCAGCTAAAGATGCTGAGACATATGCTGCAATGGGTCTGGCTAATTTGAACAATAGACAAGCTGTTGCTTTGGCTAACGCTGCTGCTGCTCAAAACATTGAACTAAAAAATCTAGACAATAAACAACAAGCTTCTATTACAAACAGCAACAATGCTTTTGCATTGCAGATGTCAAATCTTTCCAATACTCAGGCTGTTGTTCTTGCTAATGCTCAGCTTAAGGCTGGCTTCCAACTTAAGAATTTGGATGTTGCTTCTCAAACAGCAATTACCAACGCTGCTAAATATGCAGAAGTTAATAACATCAACCTAACTAATAAGCAACAGGCTACTCTTGCAAAGTCTGCTGAGAACATGCAGATTGATTTGGCAAACCTTTCTAATAGTCAACAAACAGCTATTGCTAATTTGCAAGTTAGAGCAGCTATTGCTGGTCAAGAGCTTACCAATGATCAGCAGTTGGCTATGCTTAAGAGTACACAATCTTTTGAGTCTGCAAAGTTTGATGCCAGCAATAAGCAAGCAGCTTTCATGCAAGACGCTGCTGCTTCTGCGGCTATGAAAGGAAAGGTGTTGGATAACCAACAGCAAACAGCATTGTTTAATGCTTCTGCAAAACTTGAAGAAAGAAAGATTGAGCTTACTAATGAACAACAAACTAGGTTGTTTAATAGTACAAACAGCATGACAATGAATGTCACTAACTTGTCTAATAAACAAGCAACAGCGTTGGCTAATGCTCAAATTGATGCTGCTATTTCAGGACAAGAACTTAGTAATAAACAGCAAGTAAATATTACTAACGCTGCTAAGATTTCTGAAATTGCTAATATAAACTTTACAGCAGAGCAACAAAACGCTATTGCTAATGCAGGTTTTATTCAGCAAATGAATATAGCTGATTTGTCTAATAAGCAAGCCACTGTTCTTGCAAACGCTGCTACATATGCTGCAATGGATATGAAAAATCTTGATGCAAGACAGCAAGCTGCTGTTGTTAATGCTCAATCATTCCTTGCAATGGATATGAAAAACTTGGACAACAAGCAGCAGATGGAAGCTATTAAAATGCAAGAGATTTCTCAAGCTATTCTTAGCGATACCGCTGCTCAAAATGCAGCATCAATTACTAACGCTACTAATAAACTAGAAGCAGATAAGGTGAATGCTCAGCTTACAGCAGCTACTAATCAGTTTAATGCTGGTGAGCAGACTAAAGTGGCTATTTCTAATCAAGCTGTTGCTGCTGATGTTTCTAAATTTAATACTCAACAAGCTAACGCAAGAGAAGAGTTTAATGCTAATATGTCTACGCAAGTAGAAATTGCTAATAGCAAAATAATTGCTGAAGTTTCTACAGCAAATACAGCGGCTGTTAATGCAGCTAATGCTGTTAATGCTAAAAATGCTACGGACTTGTCTTCTGCTGAGTATGCTCAAACAAGTCAGACATATAGAGATTTGTTAACGATGTCTTATAAGTCTGGTGAGAATGAATTGGATAGAGCTACAGATATTTTAAAAACAACAATTACTGGAAATGCATCTACAACTGCTTCTTCAAATGCTCAAACAGCCACAGCTTTAAGTATTATTGGAGGTGCTTTTGTTACATCAGGAGCGGCTGGTAAAGCTTTTGACAAGATTGTATCAATCTTTACTACCTAATAAATATTATGCAACTTATTGAAAAATACATTAAAAAAATTGATGCTGCTATTGCTTCTAAAAGCAAGAAAGTTGATACGTCAAAAAGTCTTCTTTCTCCCTTAAAAAAGGAAGATAAGAAAACTGAAGATAAAGATTTTCTTCTTATTGTTAATGTTATTAAAGGCATAAGAGAAGCTAGGGAGAAAATGTTAAATGGAAGATAATATTCCAGTAGGGTCTATGAAACAAAACATACCGGGAGTGTCTTGGACATTGCCGCCTAAATCTTTGCCGTGGCAACGTCCTCCAAAGCATGCTGCTGTCACTGATGTTTTGCAAATGTATATTGAGAAAATGTCTTCTCCAGAAGTCATTGAAAATGTTGTTACTTTGTTAAAAGAAACAAAGATACCATTGTCTATAGCAGCAGAGTCTCTTATGCTTGTTGGTGTACACAAAGGGTTACACACAATTGATGCTGGTATTCTTGTTATGCCAGTGTTGATAGAGCTTATTAAAACAGCGGCAATGTTAGAAAATGTTGATGTTCCTACTTATCCAAGTGATTTGGTTAAAAACGAAAAACCAGTAGAACCAGAAATTATTGAAAATGCTTTGAAATATGCTTTTACTTCTATGCAAGCTGTTGCTAATGAAGAACCTACTCCACCTAGTGGGTTAATGAGTAAAAAGAAAGGAGTGATGTAATGGGTGCAGCAGCTTTTTCCCTTCTTGCTGGAATGGCTTCTGGTTATGCAACCAAGAGTGCAGAAGAAGAAAAACTAGGAAGCAAATTTGGAGAGTATGCTTTCAGCACTCTCTATGACAATTACAAAACTTCAAAGAAAGACTACGACGAAAGACAAAACCTGTACATTGATACAGCTACTAAGCTTAGAGAGTTTTCTAATAATTATGGATATAATGTTACTGAAGGCGAATTAAAAGAAGCTATTTCTAGTCCTGCTTTTGTTTCTGAATTTAGCAGAGCTATGACAAAGCAAGACTTTGATCCAAGCAAAGTGGAATGGCAAAAGCTTTTTAGCAAAGTTGATAAAACTGCTGCTGGTGAATTCACTGGTAAAGTTGAAGATTTTATTAAAGGCGAATTTAAAATGCCAACAGCAACTTCTGTTGCTGAAGGTACTTTAAAGCAACAAGAACCAGTTAGTGGCCTTTATGCAGGAGCTAGGGAAAAGGGATATAAAACAACATTTGAAGGTGCTGCTAAAGCATCTGGTGTTCCTATGGAATCCCTTATGGGAGCTTCTGGCGGCATCACTCCAAAAACCACTATCTCTGGTTCTAAATCTAAATTTGAGTTTGGTGCGTTTAGACCAATGGACCTAAAAGATGTTGCGGCTGCTTTGGCTAAAGAAAGATATGAAATAACAACAGGGGACTTTTCTGATCAAGAGCAGCGTCTTGCTATAAATGAACAAAAAGCAGCTAGATTAAAAGAAGCAATAGTTTCTGTAGATCCGGGTGCTGATTCATTCACAACCATGAAAAGCAATGCTATTGCTGGTCTTGCTCATGCAAGACAAACAGGTAGTCAAGAAGCTGTTAAAAAAGCTACAGATAAGCTTACTAATATTATGGAAACGGAATATATTGCTGAAACTATGTTTGGAAAATCAGAGACATCAGAAAAAGCAATGGCACGTTTACAAACCAAAGCTGTGGAATTAGACAAACAGCCAGACAGCTCAGAAAAACGAAAGATGTTGCAAGATATTGATAGCGAAATAAAAATTAGAGGCGGCTTAACTAAAAAAATGAGAGACGCCAGTGGACTATCAGACGAGCAAAAAGATAGACAAATTGGTCTAGGTACACTTGTTGCTAACGTAAGGCGTGTTATTTACGAACAATACATTCCATCTACCAATCTTTATACCACTGCTGATGGTAATATTGGTATTAAAGACTTGGACAGACCAGAATTGCTTCAACAAGCCGTTATTGCCACTCAACAAAAACTTATTCAAATACTTACAAAAGATGGAGTGCCAGTTGGTAACGCAGAACGGCAACTATTACTAGCTAATAATGTTGATTTTGATGCCAATGGAAAAGCTGTTGTAAATAGGGCGATGACACCAGCAACTACGCCACTTCCTACAACAGGCCCTACAACGCCTTCGCAGCCTCCAGCAGCCGCTACCCCACAGGCAAGACCGACAATGCCTCCTGTAGCGGCTCCTACAGCCCCTCCAGCGGCTGTTCCAGCGGCTCCAACACCTGTTAATGCTCCGGTAACAGTGAGACTGCCTAATGGTCAAACAGCAACATTCCCCAATGCAAAAGCAGCGGAGGAATTTAAAACAAAAGCAGGAATTAAATAATGGATTATGAAGAGCTTGCCAAACAATATGGCGGCACTGTTTCTAGCTCTACCTCTAGTATTGATGATTTAGTTAAACAATATGGGGGTAAAATTGAACCCAGCCAAACTGACATGGCAATGTCGGAACAAGACAAGCTTCGTCAAAAATATGCTGGCTTTACCACAGCACCAACAATAACAGAATCAAAGCAAACCAAGTCTCCATTTAAAGACCTATACGAAAAGCCTGACAATTTTAATACCGTCTACAACTATGCTGTTGGTAGGTTTGGTAAAGATGTCATGCAAAAGGGAGAGTCACAAGAAGACTTTGTAAAGCGATTTGCTACACACATGAGAATGATGGGTAGTAATGAAATTAATGCTACACAAGAAGTTTCTTATCTAAACAACGCAAAACCAGAAGACAAAGTTAAAGCAAAAGCTGCTTATGACTTGTGGGAAAAGACTGCTGGTTTTACTGAGAAAGGTGGACAAGAAGGTATTGGCCCATACTTTGATTATTTTAAAGGTATTGTTTCTTCCCCCACTACAGTAGCAACTGCTGGTACTGGTGCTATTGCTGGTAGGGCACTTACTAAAGGTGTTGCTGAAGAAGGAATAAAGAAAGCTCTTGTTAGCAACATTGGTAAAATTGCTGCTGTTCCTGCTGTTGGCGCTGCTGGTGCTGCAACACAAAATGTGTTGGGCCAAAAGATTGATATTGAAGGAAGTAAAGGTGAACTAGATCAATTACAAAAAACTTTTGCTTCTTTACCAGCAGAAGATCAAGCAAGATTTAAAGCAGATTTTGATAAAGAAACAGCAGCATTACAGGCTAAAATTCAATCTGGTGTTAGCGGAAAAGAAGTAGCTAAAGCAGCAGTTGTTGGCGGCACTACTGAATTGTTATTTGCTGGTTTGCCGGGAGCAGCTAAAGCTGGTGCTGCTGCTAGGGGAACTAAGTCTGCTTTGGGTGATGTATTAGCTACTAGATCAAAAGGCCAAATTGCTGAGCTTGACAAATATTTTGCCACTCTTAGTGATGCAGATAAAACAAAATATCAAGGTTTGTACGACAGCATAAAAGCTGATTATGAGAAACGGGCTACTGTCCCAACTCCTCCAGTAAAACCACAGAAAGCATCTGATCCAGAGCTTGATAAATATATCATAAACATGATTGAAGCAGAAAATCAGTTTGATATATTTGATGGACGCACTCTCCTTAATAAAGGTAGCAGAGCAGACCAACTAAAAGAAATGCAGCTTAGAGAATATTTGAATGTAAATATTCCTAAGTTTGCTCAAAACATTTGGAAACTTGCTCCAGAATTTAAACCTGATGACGTAACTGATCAAGCCATCAATAGGGCTGTTAGAGACACTCTAGACAAACTTGACACAATTGATCCCACCATTCTAGAAAATGCTGCCAAAGGATCTGACTTTGTAGTTAAAGATTTCTTGCGAGCAATGGAAGAAACTGGTCTTACATCAGAACAAATATCAAAGATGTATGGCTCTAGTGTTAGCGACATGGGTAGAGGACTACAGGCTTTGTCTGTGGTTAAGCGTCTTGAAAACTCAATGAAGCAAATTGATCCAGAAGCTGCTAAATCAATTGATAGAATGTATGGTAGGAATAATGTATTGACTAGCGGATTTGGTTTCTTATGGGACGGTGCTAAACGTCTAGACAAAGAACTAAAAGGTTTGATGGTATCGCAGCTATCAACCACTGTACGCAACGCATTCTCTACAGCCACCACTGTTACTTTTGGTGCAGCTAAAGAAGCATTGGAATCTTCTCTTTATAGAGTTGGAACCACTGCTGGTGAAGTGTTATCTGGACAACCAATTACTGGAAGTTTTACTGGTGGTCTTAATGGTGTTTGGAATGACGCAGTTAGAACGTCTTTCTATTTGGGGCGTGGAGATTTGTCATCTGAAATGACAGACGTATTGTTGAAAGACGCGCCAAAGCTTTTATCAATGATAAAAAGAACTACAGGTGAAGCATCAGAAGGGGAACTATCAAAGCCTGTTCGACTCTTAAATACACTTAACGTAGCCCAAGATGCATTCTTTAGACAAGCCATATTTGTTTCTTCTGTAGAAAAACAATTAGAAAGAGCAGGACTAGGCACTAACATTTATGATGTTATTGCTCAAGGTAAACAAGTACCTGTTGATGTTCTTAAGAATGCTGTTGATGAGTCTCTTAAAGCAACCTTTAGTAAGATGCCAACTAAAGGACCAATGCACCACGCTGTAAAGTTTGTAGAAGAGCTTGGACCGATTGGTTCCACTGTTATTCCTTTCCCACGTTTCATGGCAAACGCTATGGAGTGGACATACAAACACAGCCCACTAAATCTTGTTAATGGTTCTGTTGATGTTGCTAAAGGAACAACCCTACTTGCTAAAGGTGAAAGAGGAGGCGAAGCCTACCTTGCTCAAGGACTTGAGAATGTTTCTAAAAGCACTGTGGGTATTGCTGCTATTTATGCTGCATATAAATATAGAAAAGACAACCAAGACACTAATTGGTATGACGTTAAAAATCCAGACGGTTCTTTAGTAGATGCTAGAGTGTTTTTCCCTGCTGGCCCATTTCTTGCCATTGGTGATTATTTAGCAAAAATGGAAAGTGGAAAAACTGATCAATTTAAATCAAAAGAATTGATTGAAGCTCTTACCGGATTTAAACAACCTGCTGGTACTTATGCTTTGTTGGGTGATAAGTTTGCTGAAGCTTCTAGCAATGCTCAAACAGGAGAAGGAGCGTCTAGTAATAAAGTTGCTACATTCTTTGGTGAATGGTTAGGAGAATACTTAGGCAGGGGTCTTGTTCCTCTGCAACAAGTTAGTGATATTATTGGTGCTATTGATAGAGATGAGAATGTACCCCGTGATGCTTATCAAGTTAAGCCGGGAGAAGAAGGGGTGTTGACTTCTGCTAAACAACAATTGCAGAAACGTACACCAATCCTTAAACAAGAACTTCCTGTCTTCCAAACTGCAACAAGAGAAGAGCAGTCTCCTAATGATGCTGGTCTTTTGAAAACAGCAACTGGTGTTGCCATCAAGCAATTTCCAAATGAATTGGAAAAGGAAATTACTAGATTAAAAATCCCAACTACTAAAGTGTTTTCTACCACAGGAGACAAAGTTGTAGACGCTGTTGCCAAGAAAGAAATGGCTCCTCTTGCTGGAAAATTGTTTAATACAATTAGCAATACTTCATTCTACCAAGAAGGTAGTGATGATATGAAGAAGATTATGCTTCAGAACACTCTGAGCTTTGCGTCAAAGACTGCTAAAGAAATTGCAACTAATAGAGATATGGCAACTGCTCAACAAGAGGGAAGACAGTCTAGAATATTTGAAAATAAATACTCTGCATTGCCTGTTGAAGTTAAGCGCGAAACAGCAGCCATGTATAAAAAATATACAGGAAAAGATTTAGAAGAATCTAAAGACTATATGTCAGCATTGGCTATCTCTAATTCTATTAAGAAGATACCGGGATTTGCTCCGGGCGGTCTTGTTAGAAACCTTACTGATATGTTATCTCCTCCTTCTAGTTCTTTTATTAAGAAAGGAGCAGGTGCTGTTGCTGAAGAAGGTGGAGAGTCTTTGTTATCTAAAATGCAAAAGACTTTGGAGGAAAGCAAAGCAGTAGAAAAACCAACAATAGAAACTTCTGCTCCATTTGCATTTTCAAGCTTGAAACAAAAGCCTTCAAATGGCATGTGGATTGGTACAGTAAAGGATAAGAACGGTAAGACAATTGAACAACTAGCTTTCCCCTCAGAGCAAGCAGCAAAAGACTATGAACAATTTTCAAATAGTTTTAATGAAACCACTACTCTTCCAAAAAAGAAAGAAACTAAAGGCTTGATGTCACCAGAAACAGAACAACAAATTCAAAGTTTTGTAGACAAAGCTATTGCTGAAGGTAAAAAGAAACAAGCTTTGGCACAAAGACCAGACACATCTATAATGTCTGAAGTAAGTAAAAAGCTAAAAGAGTCTCCAGCAGTAACGCCAAGAGAACCCCGTAACAGTGCTAATTGGTGGGAAACTACTGAGCCAACAAATATTGCAGCTTTAGAGATTGCAAAGAAAGAAGCTAATGATGCATTAAAAGGTGATTCGTATAGAACTGTAGATAGAAAAGCTGGTTTGTCTTTTATTCAAGAATATAGAGAGGGTTACTTCCCATCATTACGAGAAGCTTTTAATCAAAGAGAAAAGAAAACAGACACTTGGAAAGTGGATGATGTTGTCTTGGGTGTTTTGCAGGGCGAATACAGAGCAAAATATAAAAAAGAACTTGAGATTACTTCTGAGAATGCAGTTGAAGTTGGCAAGATGGCAGACAAACTTCAAAACAAGCTAGACGGTCTAAGAGAAAAATATAAAGACAGACCGCCAATGACTCTGTATCATGGTTCTTATAGCCCTAGACAATCAAGAGCAACATTTGGATTTAATGATCCTAACAATATACAAGTGGAGTCTTCTCATTCTGAATTAGGTATTGGCGCACCGTCATTTACTAAAGACTTGAATTTGAACATGGCTCAAACAAGGTTTGGTGGGCAAACCCCAGAGAATTATTTGAATGTACAAATTCCATATGCTGACTATGAATTCTTAAGAGTTAATATGTCTGCAAGGCAGTATGGTAATAGAGATTTAAATACTGCTGCAAGAACAATTACTGGAGATCCAATTACTGTACGCCATATGTCTCTTCCAGCAACAACGTGGAAAGAACATGAGGACGCTATTGTACAGGCACAAAAACTAAAAGGATTGGGCGCACCTTCTGAACAAAGGGCAGCAGGTGCAGCAATGAATTACAATCCTACAGAAATGAAGGATGTTGTAAAGAAGTTTCAAAAGAGAGATGAAGATTTAAATAATCTTACTAGACGTTTTGGGGATTATGAAACTGTTTTGTTAAATCCAAAATCATCTAAGCAGGTTAGAATAACTGCAAACAGAGCGTATGCCGATCTTAGAAAATATCTAAACACTGCAATGAAATATTCAGACCTAGTTTCTCCTTATGGGGGCATGGGTCAGCAATATGCTTACAATGTTTCTGTTAATCTAAATAGATTTTATGATATGATCAATAAGTCAACAACAATGTTGGATAGTATTGGTTCTCATGAAAGGGCTGAGAATTTGAGAGAACTTGGCACTATTCTTAATATGTCTATGGACGATAAAAGAAAAACTGATGCGTTGTTGAGTCTAACAAAGAAGTTTAATAAAGGAGGACTGGTTTCTAAACCATAAACATATGCCTTACGTTAACAAACCAAGACCGTATTCAAAAGAGTACGAACAATACCACAGCAAGCCAGATCAGGTGAAGAAACGCGCAGCCCGCAATAAAGCCAGAGCGGAAATGGCTAAAGAGGGAAGGGTTTCTAAAGGGGATGGAAAAGACGTTGATCATAAAGTTCCTTTGAGTAAAGGCGGCTCTACTGCTAAGAGTAATTTGGCTGTTAAATCTGTGCATACAAACCGTTCTTATCCACGGCTTTCCAATCACAAACCTAAATAATGGCCCGCCCGATAGGAATCGAACCTATGACCCACAGCTTAGAAGGCTGTTGCTCTATCCACTGAGCTACGGGCAGAAAAATACCGATCGGGAATATTTTGGCTATATCTTGTATAAATCACTAAGATAATTACCGTTCGGTAAATTCACCCCTCCAAGAATCAGACCATTGTCTAACATAGAAGTGTTCCCCAAATTCTTTAATTAGACTTTCGGGATATCCATTCTTAATAAGCCATGTATGGAAGTTTAGATTTTTATCTAACGCATCTTCCTTGCTCATAAGTTTTGGAAAGCCATAGTTCCACCCTGATGGTGGATCAATCCACAAACCCTCTTCTTCACTCGACTGTGCTTTGCTCATTATTTGCCTCTTTCTGTTTAAGCTGGTATAGGTTGACATAGTAGGCTCTGTCGTATCCCCTTTGCCATTCCTTTCCTTGAATTGTTTCAGGATCATAGTTGTTTACCATCCAATTGTTAAAGAATGCGCGATAGCCTTGATCAAACTGAATACTCAATGGGGGTAAGCGTTCTGCTTTCATACCGTTTCCTTTAGTTGAGAAATTTTAAGGTTGTAACAACTAGATTTTACGACATACCCATTAGACGGGTCAATAGTTCCCTTCTGCATAAAGACAGCATCATCAAAGTATTGTTGCTTGTTGTATACACCTAAGTACCAACCAACAGACAAGTCTTTTTTAACGCGAACAAATGCATAGTAGTGGCATTTTTGATTTGGGTTAAAAGCAGCAATAGAACAATCGTATGTAGGCAATGGCGCTACGCTAGTAGACTTTGTTTTTACATCTACTAAAACACCGTTAGGTAACACCAAGTCATAGTCATAAGTGTTTTCTAAAACACCTCCTAATACTTCTTGAGCTATTGCCTCTCCAATAAAGCCTACAAGATTTCCTCCTCCACCAGTAATTGAGTTGTGCAGCTTACCCATTGCCACACTCTTTTCCCGTGCTTCCAAGAGCATACTATCGCTGATAATATGCTCTATCATGCTTGTCCCCATACATCATCCCAACTGCCTGTTACAGCCCCTTTAGCATAGTCTGTAACACGCTGTTCAAAGAAGTTTGTATGGGAAGTTCCTAACATACCATCAACCCACGGCAAAGGATTCTTCTTAATCTTGAAGATGCCTTTCATGCCCATAGAGATTAGTCGCCTGTCTGCGATGTATCTAATATACGATTTAACTTCTTCCTTACTGAGTCCCTCGATATCTCCGCTGATACCAAAAGCCAAATCAACAAAGCCATCTTCAAGCGCAACCATTTCAAGTGCAATTTTCTTGATATCTTCTGGTGTAGTTTCATCTAGGTGTTCCTTAACGTATTCACGATAGAGCTTAATCATGCCTTCAGCATGTTGAGTCTCATCGACAATAGACCAAGAAATAATCTGTCCCAATCCCTTAAGCTTTCCATTCCTAGCAAAGTTTAGGAGCATGACAAAGCTGGAGAACAATTGCATACCTTCTCCGAATGCGGAGATGATGGCAATCTTCTCAGCCATTGGTGAAGAAGAAAGCCTTTGAAAGTAGTCATGCTTATCCACCATCTCTTTATATTCCAGAAACTCATTGTATGTAGATTCTGGTAGTCCCAATGTCTCAATGAGATGAGCATAGGCTGCTACATGCAACGCTTCTCTAGCAGCAAAGCCACTAAGCATCATCTTGATTTCTGGATGATTGAACATTGGAATGTAGTGTTCATGATATCCAGATCCAATGTCTAGATCGCCTTGAACAAAGAAGCGCAAAATCTTTGTGAGAAGCTGCTTTTCTTTTTCTGTTAGCTTTTCTTTGTAGTCTTTAACATCCTCAGACATTGGTACTTCCGTATGGAGCCAATGGCTTTGTTCATGCTGAAGCCAAGCGTCATACGCCCACGGGTATGAAAAAGGTTTGAATGTGAGTCTATAGTCAGTAAGCATTACCAATGCCTCCATGTGTTTGCAATAATGTGGATGCAGGTAATCATCTCGACTACCCGCATAATCATCTGGCATTTCTTGGACAGAATAATTCTTATACAAATCTTTTCCATAAAAATTATCTATTGTTTTTCTCCTTGAGGAAATTTGCAATAGTCTCAAACGCTTTGTCGCTGATGCTATGTAAACCGGATCGACGAAGTTCTGCCATGTCTGCCATTGTCAGCCCGACCCACGGGCGCGGGGCGGTGTATAGAGGCTCAACCCATCCTTTGTATTTTGGATTGCGTTGCTCCCATTCTTTTGCGTATTTCTCATTGTCCTCATAATTTCGATAGTCATACCCGCCCTCACCATCGAATGTTCGCCACGCCATCGGTTCCTGATTATAAATTTTTTCCTCTGGTATTTCCTGAGCAACCAATTTATCCCCGTCAAACCATACTTTAATAGCGTGTATGCTCATGTGTTCTTCTCCTTTATGCGGGGCAGGCTCTTTCGTAATGTATTTACGCCCGTTGGCCCCAATAACAATTCGGTCAGCCATTATTTCACCCCAAAATATCGTTTAATTAAATCACCGGCTTTATACGGCTCAGCAGTTTCAGCTAACGTCGCACATTCATAAGCAACAAGACGGGCAAACTTTTCAATCTCTTTGGAGTTTTGAATAACAACTCCTTCTTTATCAAACCCCGCTGTTGGAAATCCAGCTTCAAGAGCCAATTCTCTAATGATTGAATTCATAGCCAACTCTTATTAAGAACATATTTTTTCTTACCTTTTTCCCATACATCAATCTGCCGTTCCTTAAGCTTTAAACGCTTAGCGTAATATCGCGCACGACCTAAATGTTTAGTTGCAATAAAGTTTCTGCCGCCGCCTTTCGGGTAATCAATCCACCGGCAACGTACATAGTAAAGTTTTTTAGGCCAGCAATGCTTCATTTCTCTCCCCTTGCTCTGATAGCAACGCCGATTGAATACACATCATCTCGTCCATTAGGCCAATCATCACATATCTTGGCGCACTCCTCCCGTTCCTCTTCAATCGCCATCTTGCGTAACACAGCACACATCTTGACGCACTCCTTCTCTTCATGCGCGGCAACAAGGGCGGCAAAGCGAATGAAGTTGTCACCCATAAAAGCGATCTGACCCACTTCAAACTCAGCCTCTTGCGCCATACGAATGATGTCTTTTCTATCCATGTCTTTATCCTTCACAAGCCAAACAGGTTTCTCCATCAACAATAGCCTTCAATGATACATCATCCTCAAGCTTTTGCCGTTTGATTTGCGCCCCTACTTTGTCTGCTTTACGCACCTTCTCACTCCGCAGATAATATAAACTCTTCAAGCCTCCCTTCCATGCCATGAAATGAACAGCATGTAAATACTTTGTAGATACATTAGCAGGGAAGAACAGGTTAATGCTTTGTCCTTGATCAATATAGAACTGACGATCACAAGCAAGCTCAACAATCCAGCGTTGATCAATTTCCATAGCCGTCTTAAACACTTCTTTAATACGCTCTGACACTCCTAAATGCTGTACAGAACCATCATTAGCGGCAATGGATGCCCATGTCTCATCATCATTCATACCAATCTTTTCTAACGCAGCTTCAAGAAACTTATTCTTAGTTACAAAAGAGCCACTAAGTGTGTCTTGTTTGTACATGTTAGCGCGATAGGGTTCTACAGATGGGCTTGTATTGCCCATGATAAGGCTGCTAGAAGCGTTTGGAGCAATAGCCATATGATGACTAAAGCGACGGGTTACGTCATGGTATTTAGCGTCTGGGCAGCTTCCCCTAGCCCATGCCAACACCCTATCCCCTTTAAGACATTTCTCTTGAATGTGCTTAAAGATTTCTTTGTTTATAATCTTAGCCAGCACACTGTCAAATGCTACGCCTTTCTTTTGCAAATAAGCATGAAAACCTAAAGAACCAATGCCAATGTCTCGCTCACGCATTGCCGAATACCTAGCCCTACTAATAGTGTCAGGTGCGTTGTCAATAAAATATTGCAACACATTATCCAGCATTTCCATTACATCTAGAATGAACAGATCATTGTCCTTCCAATCTTCGTAGTATTCCAGATTGAGCGAAGAAAGACAGCACACTGCTGTACGCTCTTCATTTGTAGGTAAAAAGATTTCAGTGCAGAGATTGCTACCATTGATGGCAAGGCTTTCCATTTGCAACCAATAAGGCAATTTCTTATTTGCCGTATCAATGAAGATGAGATAGGGTTCCCCGGTTTGCATACGGAGTTCAAGGATTTTCTGCCATAGATATTTAGCAGAGACAACTTCCACTACCTTTCCAGTGGCAGGATTCCTTAGTTCCCAATCATCATTAGTGTTTTCATCTTTCATGCATGCTTCAATAAGCTTCATGAAGTCATCAGAAAGATTAATTCCATGATGAAGATTTGGTGTACGAATGTTTTGATCACCGGTGGGCTTTCTCATTTCCAAAAAAGAAATGATGTCAGGGTGGCTAATATCTAAATAAGCAGCATAGCTACCACGCCTTGTACGTCCTTGACGATATGCCAATGAAGAAGCGTCATAGATTTTTAAATGTGGCATCACTCCAGTGGATTTATCATCACTATTACGAATACCAACATGGACACCAACGCCACCGCCAAACATACTAAGCCAATTGGTTTCAGATAGGTTGTCCACCAATCCTTCGGCACTATCGTCGATATAATTGAGAAAACATGAAATGGGAAGACCGCGCTTAGACCTACCAAAACTAAGGATAGGAGTAGAATAAGAGAGCCAATGTTTGCTGCTATAGTCATAAAGCCTCTGTGCATGTTCGCTGGATGAAGAAAACATTTTAGAAACAAACGCAAACCTTTCTTGGGGACTTGTCTCGTCATCTCGCATGTAGCTTTCTTTAAGCCTCTGCATACCCAACTTATCAAACAAAGCATCGCGTGTGTAATCAATATTCATGTATTCTCCAGAGATAAAAAAAGAGGAAAGAAAAGTCTTTCCCCTTTGAGGTTGGTTGGTATATGCGTTTATTATTTTTGTGTAAAGGGAGTGATCGGTTCCTGTTGCATCTTTCCAGAAATATCGTAGCCATAAACCGTTGACAAAAACAAAACAAATCGTTCAAGAACATCAGACCAACTAGAATCAAATGGAAGATGAAGAGATGCTGAACAATGATTTCCTTCACTATCTTCACAGAAAAACTTCCAATGAGTAGTGTCTACAGATTCTTTATCAAACATTTTTATTCCTTAAACAAAGAAGGGAAGAGACTTTCAATAACAACCTTGCATTTATCAGCTACATCCCTATGTTCTTTCTGCGTTGCCTTGTCGCATCTAACATCGAGGTAATGAAGCCAACTACGAAGTGTACCATTCATATAAAGCCTAGACAACATTATACCCTCTGGCAACACTTTCCTAGCAACTTCTTTTGCAATGCCATTATCAAGAGCTTGATGATAGGCGTCTAAACTAGTGGACAACACTACTTGTTGTAGGCTCCACCAATAACGATGGAGTTCCTTGTCTTCCACTTCAATAGAGTTTTGCCTATTCTTCCAGTCTTGCAAGCGAGGTTGAGAAAACTCTGACTCGCTTGCAATTGCGTAACGCTGACTAAACTCTTGAAAGCTAAAACTCCTATGCCGCAACATTTGTCTAGCAATGTCACGGGTAGTTTCAATCTCCATACAAACATTGACCATCTCGAAAGGTGACCAATGTTTGTTGTCAATCAAATACTTTAGGAGTTTAGGAGCAGTGTCTTTATTGTCTTGGTTCCCCGGATTAGAAACCCTTGCCATATAAGCAATAAGATTTTCAGCATCCGGGGTTGCCCAAATCAATTTAACTTTAGACATTGTTTTCCTGTAGTTGATTCTCTTCTGGAAGCTCTTCTTCATCTTCTGCAAACAACTGAGTAAAGTATTGGTCAGCTTCTGAGTGAGGCATGAAGTAATAAAGAAGAGTGTAGCATGCTGTTGCTACTGCGTCATCAATTTCTACATCTTCTGGATGTTTATAACCATCTACAACAGGAAGTTCAATACAACGCTCATACGTCTGCTGAAGAACATTGACAACAATTTCATCAATTTCTTCGTCAGTTAGTCCTTTGTTAGGACAAGCACTTTTAAGTAAAGAAATAAGACCAACTTTGGTAAGGCCAGCGCGAGCTTCATCATTACAGGTGAATGAACAAGTGGCGCTACCGTCTTCATGTTCAATCAAAGTTACAAGTTCAATTTTTCCATCAACCATTTTTCTTTCTCCTAAGTTTTTCCGTATCAGTTTTTAATTTATGACACGGCTTACATAAAATCTGGAAGTTATTAGCTTCACAGAACATACGCTCTACATATTCGTCCCAACTAACGAATCCTTCTTTACCTACAACAGGGATGATATGGTCTACTTGTACGTCCAATCCAACAAATGTTTTTGTACATTTAGCGCATTGATAATGTAGTGCAAGCTTTCCTGTTTTTGGATTAATTTTCCTTCCAACACTAGCCTTCTTCAATACATCAAACTTTACAGGCCAGCGTCTTGATGCCATTCGCAAGGCAGAGACAATAAAGCTTCTCCACCTTGCTTCAGTCCATTGACCACTATTTCTAGTCTTCTTCGTCATGCAAACCTTCGATGTCAAGATATGTAATTACTACATCATCGTCGGTTGCTCCCAAACCAGCAAAAGCTTGTGACAAAGCCTCCACTATAGCTTCATGTAACACTTCTTCATCTGCAAGCAAGCCAGCAGGAATTTCAGACTTAGGAATAGCAATTTCCAATTCAGTAGTAATAGTAATCATTTAGTTTCCTTTAATAAAGAATATCTTCAACAAGCTTCGCATAACCAGCTATGTCATGCCAATGATCAATCTCTTGCGGCTGGCCTCCATTAACAATGCGAGCAATCTTGTGACAAATCATATCAACACTTTCTTTCATTGGCATCGACAAACTATCATAATTCGCACCCATTCGCACAACGTCTTTTAATTGTTGTGCTGTAGTAGCAAGGGTTTCGTAATTACCATAAAGAGATCCCCTATCTTTTAGTGTCTCTTCAATATTCAATGTTTACCCCCTACAGTTTTGGTGCGTTGGGTTAGTTTAGTTGGTTCATCATAACCAAATTCGACATTCTCGCTTTCTTCATAAAACTTATGAAAGAAGCGTTCAATAATCTTAGCGGCTCGCTCATCTGAATCCATTAAAGGAATAACAGATGCCATAAGCATGGCTGTATTTAGAAGACTATCTGCGTCTTCTTCAGACATTTTATTTTCTACTGTTCCAATAATCACCTCAAATTCGCCGTCCCAATTATCAGTATAATTAGTAGGACGTAACACAATACATACGTCATTGGGTTCTGTCTTCAAAGTGGGTTGGTCCATTTTTCATTTTCCTTTCTTAGTAGATAAAGTAGTTGTGCATTTTCATGCACACGATTTATGTCACCTTCATATGCATCAATACACGCTTGATACAATTCTTTTTCATTAGTACAATCTGCTAATAGCTTTGCGGCTTTAGCTGGACCAATACCTTTAATACCTATAATATTATCTGCTGTATCACCAGTTAATATTTGTTTATAGAAATTTAATACAGCGGTTGGTTTATCTATATAATATTTAGTCTTCTTTACAAAGTTGTAATGATGACCAGATATTTGATCTAAATCTTTATCTAAAGAAACAATGACACAACCTTCTTCACCAATAGTGGTAGCAGCTATAGCTATGTCATCATCTGCTTCTTGTCCAATAGAAACTATTGCTCCCCAATGTTCAATTAAGAAAGATCTAATTGCTTCAAGATGGTGGGGTTTTTCAATATCTTTTCTATTGCCTTTGTATTCAGCGGTAACGGCAATCTCTTTTCGGAAATTGCCTTTACCTGTTAAGAACAACTTAAAATCTGTTACTTCTGGAACTCCTAATAAAAGAATATCTGCAATGTATACATCCAAAGTTGAAAGGGCTGTTACCAAATCATCATCTTTGCATGCAAAGGAAATTCGATATGCAATTATATCGGAGTCCAGAAGAGCGATCATTATTCAGTCATTCCTATTTTAGCTTCCTCTTCATCAAACAACTCACCCATTGATTTGGGTTGTGCCTGACTTTGTTGCTTCTGAATCACTGCGCCACGAATAGCGGCAAACAAATCAAAAGAAAGTTCAAGTGGAAGCTTACCCAAACCAGCCAAAACCAAATTAACTTGGTCTACGTTCAACTCAAATTGAAACAGATCTTTATTCACAGAACCACCTCTTCATCTTCAACGGATTCAACACCGTACTCAATCAATTCAGTTACGACAAGCTTAACAAGAGAGGGACTAACTCCTTTCTTGTTTTTGTATTTCCACTCGTAACTAGAAACAACTGCACGACCTTTGCTATTGTTACCAATGTTACCAGTGATTTCAATACCATCAGCATCATAAGCGCGGATAGCATTCGCTGACTTGCAAGTGATGTAGTTACCCATCTCTGGCTTATCTTCGCGATTAGAAACACTAACACCCATCCCTTCCAATGCGGCAATAGCGGCATCAGAAAGATTGCAAAGGTTAACTTGATACTTACCTGACATTTCGTTAGGCTTGCTCAATTGTGCCCAAAAAATATCACAAGCAATCTTCACACGCTGTTTGTCGTTAGACATAATAAACTCCAAAAGTTTTTAAAAGAAAATTCACTAGTTACGTCAGTGACATTCACGCCAGTTGGTCCCAATCTTCCCTTCCGCTGCAACTGGACAACGAAATTGTAAAGCATTCCCCGCTAGACTTGCCGCATGGATGATTGCTTGCATAGCCTCGTCAGCATCAGCTTCAGCAACTTCCCATTGCGTTTCATCATGTACGAAAGCCACAAGCTTAGCATCAATACCTTTAACTTTCAACAACAGTGTTGCTTTTATGAGCCATTGCTTGGCAATAATAGCTCCTGCTGATTGAAGCAAAGTATTCAACGCCGCATGCTGACTTCTTATCCACAATTGCCTACCGTCAAGCCCCGGCAATGTGCCATGCTTTTCTATAGTGGTTGCAATCTTAGACTTAAGCTTGACCAATGCTGGTGTATTGGTAAGGAAGTTGTCGATTAGTGTCCTTGCTTTCCCAGTGGTTACACCAATAGTAGATGCAATCTTTGCAGGGCCAGCGCCATATAGCATGGCATATGTCAAAGTCTTGGTGATGTTCCTAGCTTTCTTATGCTCGCTGTTATGCTCATCCTTGACAGTGCCTTTAGGAATAAGCCCAAAGCTTTGAGCATTACGCCAGTGAATGTCACCAGTTAAAAGCTCTAACTGCCAATCACGATCCTGCATATAATGAGAAAGACATCGAAGCTCAATACCAGACAAGTCAACACCAACAAGACTTTTTCTTTTGGGGACAATAAACATCTCACGGCATTCTGCTCCATAAGGACTACCAACAGCAGGTACTTGGGCTAGATTGGGACTATGGTGACTACAACGTCCTGTAACAGCACCATTAGTAATAATGCGTCCATGAATGCGACCGTCTTTACCAACCAATTCAAGCCAGCTATTGATTTGAGCAACACGTTTCTGAAGCATAAGATATTCAGACACTAGCTTTGCTTCTGGCAAATCAATTGTCTCTAACACTGCTTCATCGACAATGATGGAACCCTTCTCAGTATGCTTTGAAAACACTACTCCTAGCCCCTGTAAACGATCCGCAATCTGTTGGCGACTACCGGGATTAAAGACGGTTGTTTTGTCCTTCAAGGGCTTGCCAGTCTTCTCTGAAATACGTTGCTCAACAATGGGAGGAAACACCTCTTGCATTTTGTTTTCAATGTCAGCCATACGTCCAGACAATTGTGCTTGCAATGTCATGGCTTTCTGCTCATCAAAAGCAAACCCATTGTTCTGCATCCTATTGCAGATGACGGCAACGTCATGTTCCCAATTAATACTTTGTTGGGCAAACTTCTTCATCTCAACTTGGAGATGATTGAATAGTTCGTAAGTGACGTTTACGTCTTGTACACAATAAGTGTACATCTCTTCGCTAAAGCCGCTATCGAAATCAGTGAAGTTTCCTTTAGCATGCCCAAGTCTAGCACCCCATCCTGCTAACGAATGTTTTTCCTGCTTACCATCCACCATGATAGGATCAATATCAGGCTTATAAAGCCTAGCCATAACAAGGGTGTCCACCAATAGTTCATCCGGAATAACCACATTCCAAACTCTGTTAAGAACAGGGGCATCAAAGCCAATAATGTTATGCCCACATACCGTAACATCATTTAAGTATTCCTGTAATCCAGTAGGGGAAAGCCAACGCATAGTCTTGTCTTTGCGGGAGTCATAAGTAACGCAAAGCCAAATCTTATCGTGGGCAAGGTTTGTTTCAATATCTAAGAATATCATCTACTGATCTCTATAGAAAAGTTTAAAGGCAAATCAAAGAGCGGGTTCTTCCTCAATATATTCCAGCATTCTCCCTGTATGTTTATTGTAAAGCAATTGGCATGCGGGTCCAGTAGTTCCGCTATATCTGTTCTTCAATACTCTGACATGCGTGAGATTTCGTGTTTGTTCATCAGGTGCTTGACCATTCCGTTCCAAACCAATAACCATATCAGATAGCTGAGCAATGGAACCACTACCACGCAATTGAGCCAATGACGTAACTGCACCTTCTTCATGCCCCTTGTCTGCTGGACGCTTTAAATGGGAAACAATAATCAAAGCAATGTTAGTTTCCTGTACCAACATGCGAAGCTTTGTCATGATTTCATCAATTGCTTTACGCTCATCTCCATTCTCTTGAGCAGAGATGATGATTGAAATATGATCGACAAATACATATTTACAATCAAGGGCTTTTGCCATGTAACGAACACGGCTAATGATGTTATCAATTGATGTACTTCCAAAGTGATCAAACAAATAAATCCTATCCGTTCCTAATGTAACATCAAAAGCATTACGCTTTTCTTCATCATTGACAACAACATCTGGTAGATGCAATGGCATGTTAGCCGCCAGTGACATTAAAGACAAAGATGTTTTCTTTACACTCTCTTCAAGAAACATCAAGCCAATCTTATCTTCAGTGTGCTGAAGCAAATGCCAAACAATTTCTTTCAATGTTTGACTCTTGCCCAATCCAGAACCAGCAGTAACACAAACCAATTCACCCTTGCGAATGCCATATGTCAATGCATTTAAGCCAGTCCAAGGGTATAGGCAATCTGCTGGAGCCACCGGCTTAGCAATAGCATCCCATAAGCTACTGCCACACACGATACCATCAGGAACATATTGCTCACTACTCCACCAACGCTGAACGAACGAAGCTTCTTTGCTATCCTTGAGCCAATCGCATGCATCTTTGTACTCCGGTAAATGCTTAAATACTTTTGCTTTGCTTCCAAACAATTCGGCAACTTCTCTTGAAGCTTTAATACCTACCTCATCACCATCGAAACAAACAACAATGGTTTCAAAGCTGTTAAGATATTCGTATTGTTTCTTGCAGTCTTTAATTGCTGATGCAACACCATTGCGAATAGAAACACAAGGATATTTGCTTCCTGTCATTTGAAAGCATGCCAATGCATCCATCTCACCTTCTACAATGGTGATGTATTTTCCACCAGCGGGAAACAATTGTTGACCAAACAATAAACCATCTGCCCATTCACCATCAATAGTGAATTTCTTTTCTGCAATTTCCCGATACTTTACAGCGACAATGGCATTGCTGTTATTGTAATAAGGAAAAATGTATGCGTTGTTTTCTCTTACAACACCATAGCGTTCTGCTGATGCTTTTGTTATTCTGCGATCAGCAATTGAAACTGAAATACCTTTTTCATAACGTAATGCTGACATAGGTTTTTTCCTATTAGGTTGTTGAACAGCTTCTGAATTTCCAATAGTAAATACATTGCATACAAAGCATTTACTACTTCCATCAGCATTGATTGCTCTACCATCACTGCTACCACAATGACTACAAGGTTGATGCGTTTGTATAAACATATAATTTATTCAATTAATTTTCTCATTCGCATTGCTTCTGATGACAATGCTAATGAATGTTTAATATAAGGATTTAATGCGTAAGGACTAGAATGTCCTGTTATTGACATGATATTGTGTAGCGGGATTCCGTACTCTAGCATCTCTGTCAAGGCAGTGCGCTTTAAATCTGAAATCTGTAGTTCTGGCGCAACACCAGCAGCTTCTTTTATTTTATTTGCTATTTGAGAGATGCGAACGGCTGTGTAAGGTAATAGACCTCCTTCTTTGTCAGATTTAGCAGATGGTACTACATATTTTTGCCATCCGTAGTCTTCATATTGTTTACTAAGCATTTCCATCAATTGCTTACTTGATGGTATGGTTGTTGCTTCTTTTCTTTTTGTTTTGGGTATTGTAACCACTCCTGTTTGTAGACAATAATTATCCCATTGCAAAACTCTCAAATCCCCAACTCTTTGTCCCCACTCATGAGCCATCTGTACCATAAGCCCTATAGAACGGCCCTCAAACCGGCTATAGGCGACGTTTAAGAACTTGCTAATATCTTCCCTAGTCCAACATACTGATCGACGCTTGTAGGGCTTCCTAACGACTTCTCTCAAAGTGTTAGTTTTTAAATAGCCTTTACCAACAGCATATTTAAAAACCGTTCTCCATGTAGCCAAAGTGTGTATTGCCAATGATGGTGTGTTTATACACAAATCATCATAAAGACTTTGCCACTCAGATGTTTTGATTGTGGATATTGCTCTATCTAAAAGTTCTGGTGAATACCATTTAGATAAATAAAATACATAATCATTTTGAGTCTTAGGAGAAAGATTTTTATATGTATCAGAAAGCAGGTAATTAGTAATAAGTCTAGACACTTTCATAACGCAGAACTATCATCTTCGATTGGGCGCTTTTTAATTTCACCCACTAATTGTCCTGTGTCTTTGATGTCTTCCAAAACCAATGAGGCATGCTCTTTTGATATTGCATAAAAAACAATACCAAAATGCATTCCTTCTGATTCATAGCCTAATACATAAGGATTCCAAGTGTTTCCTTTATTGTCTTTAAGTTGATTCATAGATGTCCTATAGAATGTAAAATGCGAGTAATCCTCTCTAGATATTTTAGCTGAAATAGTTTATCAAGCCAGCGTTGTGGAATGTTTTTGTATCCATATATTCTACCAGCAAGAATGCCTGTAACAGCACCAACGGTATCAGCGTCATCACCAAAATTAACGGCTTTGACAACAGCTTCTTCAAAAGAACTTGTAGACAAAACACAATCCCATGCTCTATTGTATGCATACATAATAGAACCCTTTCCGTTCTCTTGCCTAAAGTTATATGGGCGAAGCCGATAGAATTGTTCTATTTGCTTTCCTTCTAACAATTCTGCCATCCATGCTGTCATGTAGCGAATTGTGTCAGTATTGCCATGAGTGATTAAAGAGCATGCAATACCATCAGCAACTGCGTCATAAGGATTTCTCCAATTGAATATGGCAATAGGTGCGGAACGCATAATAGAACCATTACCAGAAGCATCTTTGACATTCTCCCCGGCATAAGGACGCCTTTCGGTTGCATTAAACAAACTATTGTGGGTAGTAATGCCTATATCAAAACAATGATCTCTAGTTCCAAAGCTTCCATTCTCCAACCACAATTGGAAATTGTGTACAATAGCGGAAGAATTAAATCGCCGTGATTTGATATAAGCGTCAGCAATGCATATCGCCATTGCTGTATCGTCTGTCCATTCCCCTTCTGCTAAATTAAAAGCACCACCACCAATCATTTCAGTAACAAGTGGGAAAGAGCCTCCAGTTTTAAACTCTACAGGCCCTCCCAACGCATCACCAATAGCACCACCAATAAAACAACCCATAGATTCATCTAACGTCATTAGTTATTCCTGCAATATTAAAAGGATGTGGATATGCTTTCTTTATGAAAGCGGCAAGCCATATTTCTATGCGCTTTAATTGCTTGCGTCTTTGTGCCAAGTCTTGTGGATTATCACCCTTCATTTTCTTTCATCTCCACGCTAACGATATAAGGATGGCTATAAAGGCCACAGCTATCAATAAAGTGGTGCATTTCCCACATGGATTCAAATGTTTTCCAATAAGCATTTCCGCTTTCAAACTTCCAATGTAAAATGTATGGAGCCATTGTCCTTTCCTTTAAAGTGGGGAAAGCCGCAACAATGTCACGGCTTTCCGGTTTAATTAATGTGCAAGCAATTCGGCAAATGGGCCGCGAATAACAGCTTCAATGTCTTGCTCAATGCGAAGACGTTTGCGACCATCATCGCTTTCACCGCGAGCTTTATCAACGTGAGTTGACATATGCGTTAGCGTGTTATAAACACGATATGCATTGTTGCCCATTTCGTAGCTATTGTGAATAGCCACAATGCGTTCAAGCATTTTCTCATTGATCTTTACAAGACCAGTATTGGTTTTGTATTTGGCAACATGTTCACGATAGAACTCTACAGCCAAATCCTTTCCAATTGGAATCGAAACCATCTCACGCATTAGGTCTGCGTCAGATTCCAATTTAGGCAACCAACCACTGGCAATTGTGCCAATCAATTCAGGATCATTCATTGTCGTATGCTTTTGAGCAAAGCCAATGTTTTCCTTAGCACTAATCATGCCATTGAGACAAGCCAAACGCATAATCATTGCTTTTACTTGGCGTCGAACAGTTTGATCATGCGAATCAGAGATGACAATTTTCATTTGAGCGGCTTCACCCAAACGCTTTTCAAAGTTGTGATTGGGCAATACAATCTCTGCTCGCATTGCCGCACCATTGCCAATTGCATCAGCTTTGACAACTGCATTAGAAAGATCGAGGGTTGATTGTTTCAAACCATCCCAAAGACTTTCCCACATTGTGGTGTAATTGGTAACAGCATGCCGGGACTTACCATCACCAATGATTGCATCATTGAGTGGATTAATAACCCAGAACATATTAGGCACAACATTACCATTGCGAGTAACAGGCTCGCGAACAGGGGTAAAGTCAAGAGAAGCGGGTAGGGTAGGGGTAGTAAACATAACAAAAACTCCAAAGATAAAAATATTAAAGGAAAACAAACAAAGTCTTTTCAATCACCACTATCAACGCGATCTATCGCACCACACTTGGTGCATTTATATTGATTATAACATCGACCTAAGTTAACGTCAAATTTCCAAACATGGTCGCAACTTTCATATTTCTTTTTGGCTTCTTCCAAAGCCTTGATGAAGTCATCATTCAGCATTTAAATCTTCCACAAATGTTACGTTTGACATAGTAATGGCAGAGCCATCAGGAAAGATGTATGAAACCTTTCCAAAGCCTTCAACAACTTTAAGACCAGCGACAATACATTCCAATTCAATGTGAATGTCTTTGTCGAAGTTTTCCTCAAAGAATATGGTAGCGAGGGACATGCTTTGCTCCTGCAAAAGTATGGATAGTTTTAAAATATTCGCTTGGTTTTTTATGCTTGCGAGCATTGTTTAACCAAGCAACCACTACAACGCCGGTATTCTTTACACCATAAAACCTACCGATATTGCTCTTATCGCCAGCATAGACCCATTGTCCGGGCTGGATAAATTTATAAAAAGAACTTGGCATTGCCCAAATATCAAATGCTTTCTGATACTTCACTAATTACTCCTCGATTATAACAATTAATCAGATCAAATCCTGCCGCAATCATTGCATCTTCTACTTTGATTTGATCAGCCCCGTTTAATTCATCAGGGTTGAAAACACAAATGGCATAGCCAGCTTTATGAAGCTGTTTCAATATATCAAGTTGATACTTTTCCATTTCATTCCTCCGTTGATACAAACAGTTTAATCTCGAAATGCTTTTCGTATTCTGCGGCTTTCATATAATTCCGATAGAAAGCTTCATGCAATAACAACCTAGCGAATAGATTGGCATTAAACATATCCTCTTCCGTTGGGTTTTTACTTTCTACCAATCCGCATATCCATGCGTAATGTTTAATTTTATTGGTCATCGTTAACTCCAAAATGCTTTTTAATCTCCAATACCGTAAGATTGGCAGGGTATTGCTTTTCCAAATCTACCATCATTTGGCAACATTCTTTCACAATCAATTCAGCAAATAGATTAGCATCGAATTCTCTAAATCCAGATGCACGTTCAACCATTGCTTTACGCGCTAATGTTCTGAATTGTGTGTTCATTTTAATTCCCCCATTTGATGTAATCAATCCACCGCAATACATCAGCAACAGCAATCCAGTCTTTGCGGTCGCTGTTGTCATCGTTTTTAAACTTGTCGGAATAAAGATGAGTTTTTAATTCCTCTAGTCTTTGATGATAGTTTTTTTGTTTTTCTTCCAATTCTTTGTTGGCGTATTCCAATGCTGAAATGTATTTCATACTTCCACCTCATTATTAAATGCATACCAAAGGTTTTGTCGCCGCATTGCTTCCTCAATGCTATCATTAATGCCGTTGTATTCCCGACTCAATGTGTATTGTTCATTGAACCAATTGATATCGCCATGCTCTTCAATGTAAGCTTGCGCCGCAGCCAAAAACTTCATTTGAAATGATGCGTACATTTTTATTTATCCAATATGTTCATGATTAAAAACATGTTGACAATTGCCATTATCAACGTGAGAAAAAACATAATGCCCGTCAATACTTCTTCTAATACAATTTTTTTCATAGCTGCCATTGCTCCTGAACTACAACAATCTTATAACCCAATGCTTTGATAACATCCAATGACTGGAAAGTTATTGTCTCTGTTTTGGTCAAATTGCAAAACAGTTTAGCGTTTGTACACACTGGATAAATGCGTTCATTGCCATACACGTTTTTGATTTTAACTTCTATCTGCATCATCATCTTTCCCCTTAAATTTAAAGACATCCTTTTTGCCAGTCTTTTTAGGCTTGAACGGCGAAGCCTTATGAAACAAAACCCAATGCGCTCTGGCATCGGGCTTTGTCAATTTATGTTTTCTCTTAATTTTATGCCTCCAGTTTATATCCCTGTTTAACCAAACGATTAAACACAGTGTCTGCTAATTTCTTTTGACGGGAAAATGCTTCTTGCTCCCACGGCTGATTGCGATAGGCAGTATATGTTGTGCCTTTGTTATTGCAAACTTTGCCATTCCAAGTCTGTTTCCAGCCTTTACCAGCAACCCAAACAGCTTCAAGCTTTTTAGTGTGGTATTGCTCTGCATGCACAAGTTCATGGGCAAGCCATTCAGTCATTTCTGCCATGCAATTTGTATATTCCAATTCCACCACTTTAGTTTTGGAAAAATAGCGACCGCTAACGCTTCGACTTTTAATTTTACAAAGCCTGATTGTAACGTCTTTGTCGAAGTTCAATAGTGTATGGAATTCGCGAAGCATTGCATTGAAAAGAATGCCGCGATAAAGGACACGCTCTTTGTAATTTGTATTGTACGCATACAATACTTGTGGCGAAGCTTTAATGCGAGCGTAAATGGTGCGATCTGATTGTGCCATAATAAAATCTCCGGCAAGGTTAAACAAAGCATCCACCAATGGGAAAGCTTTTACACTTTCCCATTCATTGAGGCTTTATCGACTAGATATAACAGTATCCAATCGGTCGAGTATTTCCTTTTGCATACGCTTTCGTTCAGCGGGTTTTGCCCGTTCAATTAGGTTATCACTAACAAAAGCCGATAGATAACCAACAGCAAAAGCTTGCGCGTCTAAATGAGTAGCGCCATCTCTTGCCATTTGACGTTTGACAATGGCCTTAACCAACAATTCAAATTCATTCATTTAAAGACTCCTTAAATTAAAACAAGCTAATTGTGATAGTTTTTGTCGGGAAATCAATTTTGCCGTCATGATCTAATTGACTCTGGACAAAATCCGTTACAAAGTCATCCTCGACAATTTCAAATCCAATAATTGTCTCTTCAGCTTCATCGTTTTTATATTCAATTTTGGCTTTCGCCAATTGAACCATTGCATAGGCCCTAGCGGGTGTAATGCTTTCCCCGCATGGAATGAAATAATCATTACCACCTTTGAATTTCCAACGATATCCGTAATTCTCAGCGTATTGTGTGTAGATATAAAGCTTCATACCATGCCCCTTTCAAGAATAATTAATGCGGTGTTTTTTGCATCATCAACGCAATCTGTATGATGATCGCAAAGGGTTTGATGAATTCCATCGAGATAGAATTTAACTCGCCATTCATCCCATTCGTTGTCCCTATAGATTTTAGCTACAAGGGATTCATCGTCGCTTTTAAATGTAAACTTTAAACGTAAACTCATTGCTTTTCTCCCCAAGGTAAACCATAATGATTAGCGCATACCGGCCCATAACCTACTGAAACACTTCTTTCATCATCCAATCCGCGCATGCAAAAACAGCAATTGCCAGTTAAACGCCCATATTTACCGGCTGTTTCGGCTGGATCATTGGCAAACTCTTTGATCAATTCCAATACATTGTCATCACAGCGTCCAGTCTTTAGCAAATTACCTTCCATGTCAATTTTGCCAAAATAGATATTATCTCCGAATGGCCCACCGTCAGTAATCATTACTTGACCAGCATACTTACTACGCTCGCCAGCAATTGTGAAAACAACATTTTGATTAAATGTTGTCTTAAGTCTGATTTTCATACGCTTTAAAGACTTGCTGGCTTTAGCAAACAAGTTTTTAATTTCAACAACAGAAACCAATTCGGTAGATGCCATTGGCTTTGCACCATTGGCTCGCTTGGTTAGTACATCAACCCAATAGAGTTGTTTGTCAGACAATCTATTGTATTTAGTAAACCCGTCAATCAGGGATTGCGCGAAGTTTTGATCCGATTGTGATAGTTTTTGGAAAACATTTTTCAACATTTCGACTTGTTGCATAATAAACTCCGAAAAGAAACAAAAAGTAAAGCGCCCACTAATGAGCCGTTATTGCTAACGGCCCATTCATTGAAGCTTTAAGCGGCAATGGCAATCGGGAAAACCTTTGCCATATCTACAACAAAACCACTGGTATCAGCCTTTGCTTTACCCTTTGCATAAAGGGCAATTACAACGCCTTTATCGTCCAAGTGACGAACATCAGTATTGTCACCATCAACGCATTGCATACCCATAAACATAGTGGGTATGCTTGCTTGCGTTTTGAATACAACGGCAATCCGCATTCCGGATTGAATGGCCTTTGCAACATATGGGCTAAACTCTTCGACTCCGCTATAGCTAAAAGTCAAATCGTAATTAGCAGGGATATTGCGACGATTGCAAAGCTTGGTGTAATCGTAGAATTGAACACCGGGAAACGCTTCAAAGATGTTATTGTAATATGTGCCACATTCGTCAGTGAATGAGATGTTTTCGTATTTGATATCGCTAGTACCATTCAATCGCACCAACGGAATCAAACCCTTTTTGCGAGCCTTTTTGACAAGCTTGCAAATATCCACGACAAGGCATTGCATAAAATAATTGCGGTCGCTAAAAAACAATTCAGTCTTTTTCATGCGAGCAATTTGCACATTTGACATAGCACCGCGACCAGCACTAAACAAACAAGGGGCTTTGCATTTAGCAATTGCCGCCATTGCACATACATTCTTTCCACTCAAATCAGCAGGAGCCATATACAAAATGCCAGTTAAAAAGCCAATCTCTTGTCCTTTAACTGTTTTTGCGTTTGAGTCAATTGAGAGCAGGGTTTTAAATTGAGTTTGCATAATAAAATTTCCGATTAGTGAAAAAGCTTGATGATGTTTGCGAGAATTAATTTGCTTGTCGGTTTTAAATCGCCGACATCGCAATATTCATTGTAAAGAAAATCAATTTTGCGAACAATTGAAGGATTGTCAATTGTTTTAGCCAAAGCTTTAAGAAGAACAATTTCATTGAACATGTAATTCCCCGACTTTATTATAAGCATTTTACGGTAGCCTATAAACACCGCCAATGCATGCTAATTGATAACATGCATTGGATAAAATGACATAGCGTAACAGTCTATTAGCTCGCTCTATGTCATCGCAACAATGAAAAGTAAATGTTTTTACTTTCCGATTAATCCTAACGGTATTAATCTACCGGAATTAAACGCTAGCATTATTAATGCGGCAATCTAATTCTATCGAGTCTCGCACTATCTAGTAATCACTAGTCACTAGGTCAAAGCGGTAAGCCCCTAGGGGCAGGTACTCTATAGCAGGTAACGTGCCAACCCCTACAATGCGCTGTATCCCGCATTCGACTGTGGAATGATGTTACTTTATAGAACGATAGCGGCAATCGATGCCGTGACGATAGCGGCAAAGCTTGCCGGTCGCTGACTTTGCCGGTAGATTTTGCCGGTTGCCGGTAGATTGTCGTTTTTACTGTATATCTTTACAGTATTCTTTAATGCATTAAATCTTTATTACATAAAAGCTTTAAATAATCTTTATGGCTTTGTCGTGATAGTTTTATGCGATATCGGCATAAGGTTTATGTTATTGGGTGGTTTGGCTTCATTGAATCTTTATTGACCACTATGCAATGGGGGATATGCTTTTTATAGATTGTTTTCTAGGCAATTGCGTGATAGTTACTTATGCTTTTTATAATGACTATTTTATATACCACCTTTAGGCTTTGTAATCACATCGTTATATTCCCTATTATGACAATTTTATTACAATAATCTATTGCGTCGTTATCAGTTTCATTATAGTTATTTTCGGCATTATAGTTATTACCGCTAAAATCGTTATGCCGCCAATAATAATACTTTTCTCGATGATAGTTATTGGGCGCATAAGCAGTCGTTATTAATTCTGGTACGAGTCGTTATAGCGTCTGGTACGACCCTGCGTGGGCCACCGGGGGATGGTGCGTTAGTGTGTATGGCACAGCACACAGAAGGGTAAAATTGACCTGTTAACCACTTTGCATTTTGGCTAGTGTGTATATGGTCGGCAACACAACAAAATGTTTCACATGAAACAATGAAGATGAGAACGATTCTTATTTGAAAAACACATATCTATTATCTTTGTTGTATAAATGAGACATTCTGGAAAGTCTTTAATACACAGCCCTTTCTTTTTACTATAACATCTACATAGTTGATGTAGACAATATCATTCTGTAAAATTGAATAATTATTTTATACATTTTTATATGCTGATGTTACGCTGACAGCAACTTACATAGATCATTATAATGGAACAACAAAAAATATTCAGAACAAGAAAAGAAGTAGAACAAACAGGAGAAGCTTTTGTTTTTCCATATTCTGTTGTTTCAGAAGCATATAAACTATTGCATGAAGGAAAAGAAACAAAAATACATCTACCGCATAGTGATGTTTATTTTGTTAGAGCTGCACTGGAAAGTAAGAGTGGCTATTTCTTTCCTTTAGATGTTATAGAAGAAGCCATGCGAATGGAAGGCTGGAAAGAACAAAGACATGTCTATTTAGGAAAGAATGTATAGTTTTTTTTTGTTATAGAAAAAGGGGGGAAAAGTGCCAATCGACTACCACGGTAAGACGTTTCCGGGTTATAACAAGCCAATTAAATCTGACCGCGAAGGAAAGGTTGGTATGGTGTTAGCCAAAGAAGGGGAAAAAGTTAAACTCATCCACTTTGGCGATTCCTCAATGGGGCATAATTACAGCCCAGAAGCTAGAGAAGCTTTTAAAAGTAGGCATCAAAAAAATATAGACAAAGGCAAGATGTCAGCAGCATATTGGGCTGACAAACAGCTTTGGAAAAAGGGTGGAGATGTTAAACAACCTCCTGCTTCGCAGAAGAAAACATTTGGTAAATAATTTATAGGAGTTTTTATGGAAAAGTGGGAAAGGCTTAATGAGCTAGAGCAAGAACAAGAAAAGCTCAAAAAAGAATATAGAAAAGCAAGCAGTCTTCCTATTGGTGGGGCTTCTACTGCAATGGGAAGTGGTCCATTTGCTTCTAGAAAAGAAAAAAAAGATATGGAAAGCGCATATGACAAACTTCAAAATATGCGAGAACAGGAAATTGAAAACAATGCTGTAAAAATTAAAGAATTAAGAAAAGAAGTTTATGGCACTACGAAAAGTAATCCTAGCGATGAAGATAAAAAACTAGCTAAAGATGATGAAGTTAGACGAATGAGATTTAGAAAAGGTGGTGTTGTGTATGCTAATTGCGGTGCTTCAGTAAAGCCAGCGCAAAAAGCTAAAAAATAAGCCTATTATAGGCATTCTTTAAGGAGATAGAGATGGCTGTTGGCGAAAAGAAAACTGATGCTCAGAAAGTTGCTGAGCTTAGAAAAGCTGCTGAAGATAAAACGCTTCCTCAAGCTGTTAGAAACACTTATCTGGACAGAGCGAATGAGATTGAACGCTCTGGCTATGAGAAGATGAAAATGAAAGAAGGTATGAATATGGCTAAAGGTGGCGCTGTAAAGAAAAAGACAGCAAAGCCAGCAATGGCTGTTATGATTGGTCTTTCTCCAGCTAAGAAAATGGCTAAAGGCGGTGCAGCCATTAGCGAATATGGCGGCAAAGAGAAATATGCTTCAAAAGCTGCTATGATGAAGCACGAGAAGAAAGAGTCGCCAAAAATGGAAAAGAAAGAAAAGAAAATGGCTTTTGGTGGTTATGCTGATGAAGGTGGTGGTGGTCAGCCAATGAATGCTAGACAACAACAAACTAAACAAGCAACTATGCAAGCTAATTTAGATCGGGCTAATCGACAACAAGCTGCAATGGCTAATAATGCTCAAATTAGACAAACAGCAGGTAATGCTGCACAACAAGCTGCAATGGCTAATGCTCAGCAAGCAAAAAGAATGGGGCTTGGAATGGCTAAAGGCGGTTCTGTAAAGAAGAAGCCAATGAAAGGTGTTATTAACAAGTTTGTCTAAATGATTACTGTATATCCTGAGTTAGGCAGTAGCGCCACCAATGCTGTAAATGTAAAGCTCCCTTCCACTAGCAGCGATGCTTTTGGAAGGCTTAGAATTTCAGAAGCTTTTACTCTATTTGATTCATCCCATAGATACGCAGATAACGGACTATGGGTTGAAAGTATTACAGGAACGGCTAGTTCTTCTTTTTCAGTAAATGAAGGGCTTGTAAATCTTTCTGTTGGTACAGCTAGTGGTGATCAAATCATAAGAGAAACTGTTCGGGTATTTGCTTATCAGCCCGGAAAAAGTTTACTCAATATGAACACATTTGTTATGGGGGCTGCTAAAACAAACCTAAGACAAAGAGCGGGATATTTTGGTAATGATAATGGTTTTTATTTAGAAAGAGAAAGTAGCAACATCTATCTTGTAGAAAGAAGCATTGTTACTAGCTCTGTTGTAAATACCAGAGTAGCGCAAGCAGATTGGAATCAAGACAAACTTGATGGTACTGGTCCTTCTAAAATTACATTAGACCTGTCTAAAGCTCAAATTTTATATGCTGATATTGAATGGCTGGGTTTAGGCACTGTTAGAATGGGATTTGTTATTGATGGAGTATTTGTTCCAGCGCATAGTTTTCACCATGCCAATCTTACAACTACAACATACATTACCACTGCTTCGTTGCCTCTTCGTTATGAAATGACCAACATTGGTACTACAGCAAGTAGCAGCACATTAAAGCAAGTTTGTTCCACTGTTATTTCTGAAGGTGGCTACGAACTTAGAGGACTTCAACAAGCTATTGGTACTCCTATAACAACTTCTAGAAGTACGTTAGCTAGTAATGCTTTTCTTCCTGTTGTAAGCTTACGTCTTAAATCAACTAGGCTTGATGCTATTATTATTCTTACAGCAATTAGTATTATGGGTGGAGGCAGTAATAATAATTACAATTGGCAAGTACAAAGCAGCCCAGCCACAACTGGTGGTACATGGGTTAGTGCTGGAGCTAATAGCAGTGTAGAATATAATATAACTGGTACTGGACTTACTACTTCTGGTAGAGTATTGGCTAGTGGGTATTTTTCCAGTAGTAATCAATCAACATCATCTGTAGATATTTTAAAAGAAGCTTTGTTTTCATTTCAACTAGAAAGAAATTATTTTACTTCTACTCCATATGAACTTGCTTTGGTAGTGGCTGGAGGATCTTCTGGTCAACCTATTTATGGGTCGATGGATTGGGAAGAAATTAGTAGGTAATTATGCCATCAGTACGCTCCAAAACACTAGGAAAAGTATTGACTACATCTAGTCAAGATATTTATACTGTTCCTAATAGTTTTACTTCCATTATAGATTCAATTATTATTAGTAATATTACTAGTGGTACTGTTACATTCACTTTACAATGGTATTCAGCAACAGACGCTGTAACATATAGTATGTTTTACAATAGTGTGTTACCAGCTAATACTACCGTCCAAATTACAGATCCTCTTATTCTTCAAGCAGCAGATAAGATAAGAGGGTTGGCTAGTGCAAACAGTTCTGTTAATATTACTCTTCGCGTTGAAGAAGAATATTCTGTGGTTAATTAAGGAAAGAAAATGGCTACTAAAAAAAATTGGATTGAAGACGCTATCGAAAAACCCGGTGCTTTGCGTAAAACTTTAAAAATGAAAAAAGATGAAACAATTCCTACAAAACTTCTCGAAAAAGCTGCAAAAGGTGGTGGAAAAACTGCTAAACGCGCAAGGCTTGCTATCACGCTTAAAGGAATGAAAAATGGCTAGAGAACTTAATGAGAAACAAAAAAAGTTTCTCTCCGTATTGTTTGATGAAGCTGGCGGCAATCCTCTAATTGCTAAACAACTTGCTGGATATACTCAAGACTACAGCACCAGAGAAGTTGTTAGCGGTTTGAAAGATGAAATTGCTGAAGCTACACAGCTATACATTGCTATGAATGCGCCTAGAGCAGCAGCAGCAATTGTTAGCGGCATTGTTTCTCCTACAGAATTGGGTATTAAAGAAAAACTTAACGCTGCTAAAGACATGCTAGATAGGGCTGGCTTTACTAAGACAGAAAAAGTGCAAGTTGAAAGCACTAATGGTGTTATGATATTGCCAACTAAGGATGTTTCAGAAGACTAAGGAGTGTTATGGCTGAGCGAGGACTGGGGAAGTGGATATTGCCTCAACCTAAAAACAAAGAATACGTTAAAATACCAAGGATAAGTAGAACAATTCCGTTTGGATATAAAGTTGAACATAAAGATGATGAATGGCTCATTCCAATTCCTTCAGAACTTGAAGCTTTGGAACAAGCAAAGAAGCATTTAAAGCAATATTCATTACGGGAAGTGGCTAATTGGTTAACAACACTAACTGGACGCCCCATTTCTCATGTTGGTTTATCAAAAAGAATAAAAAGTGAGCAATCCCACAAAAGAAAGTCTACAACGTACCGCAACATTGCCCGGAAATATCAAAAAGCCCTCCAGAAAGCGGAACAATACGAAGAAAGAATCGGCACAAAGCCCCCAGAGTTCTTTGAATCAGACATCTGGAAAGCCATCAATAGTTTCGATCCAACCAGAGAGCATTAAAGAGCAAGAGCAAACACAAAATGTTATATTCAAGCCCAATGCAGGACCACAAACATCATTCTTGGCAGCTAATGAAAGAGAAGTGTTATATGGCGGTGCGGCAGGAGGCGGTAAATCGTATGCAATGTTGGCTGATCCCTTACGTTATTTGGGCCACCCTCAGTTTTCTGGTCTTCTCTTACGCCACACAACAGAGGAACTTAGAGAACTAATCTGGAAAAGCCAAGAAATGTATCCACAAATATACCCCGGTATTAAGTGGAGTGAAAGAAAGATGCAGTGGCAAGCTCCTTCTGGAGCAAGATTGTGGATGTCATATCTAGATAGAGACGAGGATGTACTTCGATATCAGGGATTGGCGTTTAGCTGGATTGGTTTTGATGAATTAACGCAGTGGTCTACTCCGTTTGCATGGAATTACATGCGTTCTCGCTTGCGTACTCCCGCTAGTGATTTGCCCATTTTCATGCGAGCAACAACTAACCCCGGTGGTCCCGGCCATTCATGGGTTAAAAAGATGTTTATTGATCCAGCACCGGCTGGTAAATCCTTTTGGGCAACAGATATTGAAAGTGGGTCAACACTACAATACCCTGTTGGACATTCAAAAGAAGGATTGCCGCTGTTTAAGCGTCGGTTTATACCTGCAATGTTGATTGATAATCCTTACTTGGCTGAGAGCGGTGATTATGAAACAATGTTGTTGTCTCTTCCAGAATATCAAAGAAAACAATTACTAGAAGGTAATTGGGATGTTGCTGAAGGAGCGGCATTTCCTGAATTTAATAGGCAAATACATGTTGTATCCCCTTTCGACATACCTAAAAATTGGACAAAGTTTCGTTCGTGCGATTATGGTTACGGGAGTTTCAGTGCTGTTGTGTGGTTTGCCGTGTCCCCTTCTGAACAACTTGTGGTATATAGAGAGTTATATGTCAGAAAAGTATTGGCAAAAGACCTTGCCCATATGGTATTGAGAGCAGAAGAAAACGACGGTACTATTAGATATGGTGTATTAGATAGCAGTTGTTGGCATAAAAGAGGGGACACTGGACCTTCTTTAGCAGAACAAATGATATTAGAGGGTTGTAGATGGCGGCCGTCTGATAGAAGTGCTGGTAGTAGAGTTAGTGGAAAGAATGAGATACACAGACGTTTGCAGCTTGATCCGTTTACAGAAGAACCGCGAATGGTTATAACAAGTAATTGCACAAATATTATTGCACAATTACCAATACTTCCGTTAGATAAAAAGAATCCAGAAGATATTGATACGCATGCTGAAGATCATTTGTATGATGCATTACGTTATGGAATTATGAGTAGACCTAGAAGTAGTTTGTGGGACTATGATCCTTTAGCTTCTAGTCATTCTGGAATGAAAATTGCAGATGCCACATTTGGATATTAGGAATAGATAATGGCAGATATGATGACTGATAAACAATTAGCCCTAGATGATATTTCTGATGGGTCTTTTGCTACACCAGAAGCTCAAAGCGTTATTAGTTTTGTTGAACAAAGATATAGTAAAGCTGAAGAAAGCAGACGTAAAGACGAAGACAGATGGTTGCGAGCCTATCGCAATTATCGTGGTATTTATAGTTCTGATGTTCAATTCACTGAAACTGAAAAATCGCGTGTGTTTATTAAAGTGACCAAGACAAAAGTTTTGGCTGCTTACGGTCAAATTGTAGACGTTCTTTTTGCAAACAATAGATTTCCTCTTAGTGTTGATCCAACTGTTCTTCCAGAAGGTGTTATTGAGGCTGTTCATTTTGATCCAAAAGAAGCCCCTGCCAATAAACCACCGGCTCCTACATCTCCAACTGAAATCCCTTTTGGAGAAGAAGGAAGTGCCGGTATTGGCGCAGGATTTGGTCTTGATCAATTGGAAACTCTTTTGGGGTCGCTTAAAGAAGATTTGTCGGGAATTTCAAATCTCAAAGAAGGTCCCGGCGTTACACCAACAGCAGCAACTTTCTATCCTGCAATGGTTGCTGCAAAGAAAATGGAAAAGAAAATTCATGACCAGCTAGATGAAAGCGGGGCAACTAAACATTTGAGAGCAGCGGCTTTTGAATGTGCTTTGTTTGGCACTGGCGTTATGAAAGGACCGTTTGCAACAAATAAAGAATATCCAAGATGGGGTGAGGATGGTAAATACAATCCTAGTATCAAGACAGTGCCAGAAGCTTCGCATGTCAGTATATGGAACTTCTATTGGGACCCGGACACAAACAACACTGAAAACTGCCAATACGTCATTGAAAGACATAAGCTTAGTCGGACCCAACTTCGCGCTCTTAAACGTCGCCCCTTCTTCAGAGCCAATGTCATCGACAACATTATCGAACAAGGCGAAGGCTATGTTAAAAAGTATTGGGAGGACGATATCCGCGACTACCAGCCCAACTTCGGGGTTGATAGATTTGAAGTGCTAGAATACTGGGGCAACATTGATATTGACTTGCTGGAAGAAAACGACATTAATGTTCCAGATGAATATCAAGAGCTAGAAGAACTTCAAGCAAATATTTGGTTTTGTAATGGAAAAATCATCAGATTTGTACTTAACCCGTTTAAACCAGCAAAGATTCCTTATTACGCTGTTCCGTATGAACTTAATCCATATTCACTTGCTGGTGTTGGCATTGCAGAGAATATGGAAGACACCCAAACTCTAATGAATGGGTTTATGCGTATGGCTGTGGATAATGCTGTTCTTTCTGGTAATTTGGTTTTTGAAGTAGACGAAACCAATTTGGTTCCGGGTCAAGACATGCAAGTGTTTCCCGGCAAAGTGTTTAGAAGACAAGGTGGCGCACCGGGACAGGCTATTTTTGGAACAAAGTTTCCTAATGTTTCGCAAGAAAATTTGCAGCTTTTTGACAAGGCAAGACAGCTTGCAGATGAATCAACAGGTATGCCTTCTTTTGCACATGGACAGACAGGTGTAAGTGGTGTAGGTAGAACAGCATCTGGTATTAGTATGTTGATGAATGCCGCTGGCGGCAGCATAAAGACAGTTATTAAAAACTTTGATGACTACTTGCTTTCACCAATTGGAAAAGCATTTTTTAGTTTTAATATGCAGTTTGACTTTGACCAAACCATCAAAGGCGATTTAGAAGTTAATGCTAGAGGTACAGAAAGCCTGATGGCAAACGAAGTGAGAAGTCAACGGCTTATGCAATTCTTACAGATTGCTAGTAGTCCTTCTCTTATGCCGTTTGCTAAGTTTCCGTATATCATTAGAGAAATTGCAAAAGCAATGGATTTGGACCCAGACAAAGTTACAAACAACATGGATGAGGCAATGCGACAGGCAGAAATCTTGCGGCAAACACAGCCGCCAGCACCACCTGCTGGAGTTGCGCCCCCACAAGGGGTAGGAGGCCCACCATCAGTCGCTGACATGACTGGAGGGGGTGGTGGCAACATTGGTGTTGGAGCCGCTCCTGTGCCCGGAGAACAGGGATTCTCAGCCGCTCCGCAAGGCGCTCCTCCACCGGCAGCACCACCACAAGGTTAATATAAATGTTTAATGCAGAGCAGTACCAAAAACTTAAGCCGTTTGTAAATTCCGTTCCTCAATGGCAAGTGTTTTCTGAACTTGTTGACTTCTATATTGAAAGACAACATAAGATTATGGAACAAACAGGTAATGTAGCAGAACTGCATAAAGCTCAAGGCGCATTAGCAACGCTTAGACAGTTTCAAAATCTTAAGGATGTTGTAAATGGATGCAATTAAACAAAGCAAAAATCTTTTTAAAGCTGGTGGTCTTAAACAAGATGGTGGCAGTATAGATAAAGAAAGTGGTAATGACGTTCCTCCCGGCGCTCTTCAAAAAGAAGTGAGAGATGATGTTGATGCAAAACTTAGCGAAGGGGAGTTTGTATTCCCTGCTGACGTTGTTCGTTACATTGGTTTAGAAAAACTAATGGAAATTCGTGACATGGCAAAGAGAGGCTTGCAGCGCATGAATGACATCGGTCAAATGGGTAATTCTGATGAAGTAGAAAATCCAGAAGCTTTACATGGTGAAGAAGAAATGGATGATGAAATGTTTTCTTCTGAAGTGGACAAGGTGTTGAATAATGGCGAATAATGCAGATGTTCAAAAGAACATTGATGCTCTTCGCGCTCAAATGGGCGCAATGCAATCTGTTGGGTTACAAAATAATGTAAACATTTATCAAAACAGATCACCAGTAGATGCTGATACGCATATTAATAATATTGCTACATCTTTAGCAAGAGATTATGGAGTAACCGATCTTAGAGATATTACAGTTGTTCCGGGAATTACCCCAAAATTTGCTGGTCAAGCTGAATTAAAAAACGGCCAACTTGTTTATAAAGAAGGAACTCCTCTTGGAAATTATTATGGTGCAGGAACTCCTTTAATACCGTTCCATGTTAATAATAAATATTTTAATTCCAAAAACAACAAAGAAATCCCTGCATACAAGTTTGCTTCTACAGGAGAAGGTGATGGTTATTCTGATTACACTCTCCAGTCAATAAAATTAGCAGATGGTACAAGCATTGCATTGCCAATGCAAGAATATAGCAAGTCTGGTTTTGGTGAAGTACAGGAAAGCCTTGCTCCTTACTTACCAATTGTTGCTCTTGCGTTAGCAGCAACTGGGGTTGGTACTGCTATTGGTAGTTCTATATTAGGAGCAGGTGCAAGTGCTGGTGCTGCTACAGCCGTTGGTGGCGCTGCTCTTAATTTAGGAGCGCAAGCACTTGCTGGTAATATTAAAAACGCAAGTGATGTTTTCCAAGCTGTAGCACCTGCTGCTGTAACTTTTGGCCTTAGTGAAATTGCTGGTGTTTATAAAGCTGTTGATACAGCAAAACAAGCTTTAGCTTATGATGCTCTTGTTAGTGCAGACAAACTAGAAGATTTAGGTACAGTTGCTAGTGGTATTAAAGCATTAACTGACGCTGGAGTTGTTGTAGAACAACTAACTGGAATTAGTGGCAAAGTTGCTGATGTTCTTGGTAATGCTGTTAAAGGTGGAGTGAGTGCTTCTCTTTCAGATCAAGATGTAACTACGGGTACTGTCTTTGGTGCTTTAGAGGGACTTAAAACAGCAAAGGTAGATCTTAGAGAACCAGCCCCTGTTACAGAAGCAAACCCTTTTAAAAGTTCATTTGAAATAACACCAACAACTTTAACATCTGCTCCTGAAAATACAGACGCTTTGTCTAAAGCATTAGGTATAGAAACATTCTCAGTTGATAATCCTCTTAGTGGAATTACTAATATAAATAAACAAACAGAAGAGGCACTTGCTGGTGCAGGAACTACTACTGTTTCTTCCATAAATGATCAAACAAATGAATTGTTTGAACCCTTTAGTAAAGAAGCTTTTATGCCGGGAAAAACAACTACTACTGCCTCTACGTTTACACCAACTACACAAGAAGGAATGTTGGGAGATGTCGGAAGTGGTGTAAGTAATATTATGGGAAATACAACTCTTGGTAATGTTACTGATTTAGGTGCTACCAACACATACGGTGGAATGTTGGGAGAAATTGGTAGTGGCGCTTCTAATATTATGGGAAATACGTCTATTGGTAATGTAGCAACTTTGGATGTTACTGGTGTAAATAAAGGATTGGGAGGAACTTTAGGCACTTCTCAATTAAATGAAACTACATCTAATATACTTGGCAATGCTTCTTCAAAACCTACGATTTCTGGAGAAAACATTGTAAAGATTGGAACAGCAGTTGCGGGTGTAGCTGCGGCTGGTTCAGCTTTAGATTCTACAAACAAAACAATAACTACTCCAACATCTTCAGCAAAAGCAACTTATGCAAACGCCCCAATTAAAGGGTTTAGAATGCAAAAAATGCAAAATGAAGGAGGACTCACTACATACATTCCCTACATTAACCAAACATCTTTACTACCTGTACCTACTGGATACAAATCAATTTAACTGTTGACGAAGCCAGTTAAATGTTTAATAATAATCTTCGTCATTTGCGACCTGCAAGTGCAGCCCAACTTTAAGGACTTTTATGGAAATGGTAATCGAACAAGAACAGAAAACAGTTGCTTCCGCATTTGGTAAAAGAAATGCCAATAAAGAACGCATTGAACAAGAAGAAGCAGAAATTGCTGTTTTGGAAAAAGGAAATGTTCCAGAACAAGAAGAGCAAGAACAAGAACCACAAGACGCTGAAGAAAAAACATTTAAGAAGCGTTATGGCGATCTTCGTAGGCATGCTCAAGAACAAGAAAACAAACTTAAGCGTCAAATTGATGACCTAAATAAACAACTTCAACAATCAACTGAACAACAAATTCAACTTCCTAAAAGTGAAGAAGAACTTGCTGCTTGGGCAGAAACATACCCAGACGTAGCTAAAATTGTAGAAACCATTGCAATTAAAAAAGCTAAAGAACAATCTGCAAGTATTGAGGAACGTCTCCGCGCTTTGGATGAAAGAGAAAAAGAAACAGTTAGAAGCAAAGCAGAAATGGAGCTTATGAAACTCCATCCAGACTTTGACAACATTCGTAATTCAGATGATTTTCATACATGGGTAGAGGAACAACCACAATGGATTCAAAATGCTCTTTATGATAATGATAACGACGCTCGCTCTGCTGCCAGAGCTATTGACTTGTACAAAGCAGACAAGGGCATAGGCAAGAAAAAAACATCTGACTACAAAGAAGCGGCTAAAAGTATAGTTACTAGAGGAAATAGATCAACTCCAGATGAGAGCAGTCTTGAAGGAGTTATTTACGAATCTCAAGTGGCTAAAATGTCTTCTAAGCAATTTGAAGCTGCTATGGAAGATATTCAAAAAGCACAAGCTTCTGGTAAATTTGTATATGATTTGAGCGGAGCGGCTCGTTAAGTATTGACATAACAACAAAATATTGTTATATCTCTTTTCATCAACGTAACTGGAGCCGGTTTACCTACCTTCAGTTACGTTATTTGTACAACGCACAAAACAAAATTCAGAGACACCTGTTCCTTTCTAGCCTAATGCTTTAGCATTACACCTAGATAATACAGCCCCTGTAGGAAGTTGAGCGTATTAATTTATGCCTACACTATAGGAGAACTATCATGGCATTTCCAAAGGCCACAGGATATAATAACCTACCTAATGGTAATTTTAGTCCTGTAATCTACAGTAAAAAAGTCCAGCTTGCGTTCCGCAAAGCTTCGACTGTTGAAGACATCACCAATAGTGATTATTTTGGCGAAATCGCTAACATGGGCGATAGCGTTAAAATCATTAAAGAACCAGAAGTTTCTGTCACGACGTATGCTCGCGGTACGCAAATTACTGCACAAGACTTGACTGACGAAGACTTTACGCTGGTTGTTGACCAAGCTAACTACTACGCATTCAAGATTGACGATATTGAAGCAGCACATTCGCATGTTAATTTCATGCAGATGGCTTCTGATCGTGCAGCCTATCGTCTGCGTGACCAGTATGACCAAGACGTTCTTGGCTATCTGTCGGGTTACTACCAGTCTGCTAAGCATGTCAATTCTGATACTGCTCGCACCACTTATCCCGGTACTAAAGCAATTACCACTGCTGGCTCAGACGAATTGCTTGCAACAATGAAATTGAAGAAAGGCGACTTTGGTAACATTACCACTGGTTCTGCTGGCGACCATTCAATCCCATTGTCACCACGTTTGCCCGGAGCTACTGCTGCTTCCACTTCAACCGCAACTCCACTGCAAGTTATTGCACGGATGAGCCGTTTGCTTGATCAACAGTTTGTTGACACGCAAGGGCGCTGGCTTGTTGTTGATCCAGTGTTTGTTGAGCTTCTTAAAGACGAAGACAGCCGTCTTTTGAATGGCTTGTTTGGTGGCGAAGGTCTACAAAATGGTTTGATTATTAATAACCTGCACGGTTTCCGTGTATATGTTTCTAATAATCTTCCTAAATTGGGAACGGGTCCAGCCACTACGGGTACTGCTAACCAAAACTCCAACTTTGGTGTAATGGTTGCTGGTCATGATTCGGCTATTGCAACTGCTCAGCAAATCACCAAGACTGAAACCTATCGTGATCCTGACAGCTTTGCTGACATTGTGCGTGGTATGCATCTTTATGGTCGCAAGATTTTGCGTCCTGAAGGCATTGTCACTGCTAAGTATAACGCTGCTTAAGGAGAACATAAATGGCAACGATTTCCACTCTCTCAAATGCCGTTGGAGCAGGTACGCATCCTTCACGCGGTATTCGTCAAATGCCTTATGTTGTAGAAAACGTCATTGATTTGGCTGCTGCTGTTACGGCAAAAGGCAGTGCTTTGGCTGCTGCTGATGTGATCGAAGCTCTTCAGATTCCTGCACAATCCGTTGTGCTGTCTGCTGGCTTTGAAATTCTTGCTGCTGTAACGGGTAGCTGCACGGTGAGCTTGGGCGTTACTGGTGTAACGGCTGCTGCTTATGTGTCTGCTTTTGGTGTGACTGGCTCTCTTGCTGTGGGTGACTATGCCACTCCAGCTACTGCCGGTTATCCTATCGTGACTAAAGCTGCTGACACCTTGGACTTGCTGTTGGTTACTGAAACCACTACGCTAAGTGCAGGTAAGATCCGCGTCTTTGCTGTTATCTGTGACATTACAGACCGTAGAGAAATCTTGGGTCTGTCAGTTGACCGCGATCAACTTGCTTAATGTAAGCTAGTAATAGGGGCAGCATCAGCAATGGTGTTGCCCCTTTATTTTTGTAGGGTGTTATGGCTACCTATCTTTCTCTAACTAATGAATTGCTTCGTAGAATGAACGAAGTAACAATGGATAGCACAGACTTTGCTACTGCTAAAAATATTCAAGCATTAGCTAAAGATGCTATTAATTCAGCTATTAGAGAAATTCTTCATTCTGCACAAGAATGGCCGTTTACACTTGTAACATACACACAAACATTAACTGTTGGGACAGGCACTTATGCTTTTCCAACAGCAACTTCTAGCGTTGATTGGGATAGCTTTTATTTAAAAAAATCTACAACATATAACAGCAGTCCCGGCAAACTTAAACTTATTACATTTGATTACTACACAGAACAACGTAGATCTATAGATGACAATGCTGGTACTGGTGGGTATGCTCCTCCAGTTTATGTATATCAAACACAAGAAAGCAAATTTGGTGTAAGTCCTCTTCCTTTAAATCCATATGAAGTGGAATATAAATATTGGTCTTTTCCTGACGATTTAGTGGTTTATACAGATGTATGTATAATTCCAGATAGATTTAAAAATGTTATCATTGATGGTGCAATGGCATATATGATGTTGTTTAGATCTAATGAACAAAGTGCTAACATTCATGCTGAGAAGTTTGATCAAGGTATTAGATCTATGAGAAGACTTCTTCTTGACGAACCAATTAGTGTGCAATCTACCGCTATTACAAGATCGTATGTCTCTCTTAGGGTGATGTAGTGCCTGATAGAATTAGTGGGTTTAAAGTTAACTGTGTTGGTGGTCTAGACACTAACAGAGATTTGCTTGCTCAGCCAGAAACTTCTCCCGGAAGTGCTACACAACTAATCAATTACGAACCATCTACAACTGGTGGATATAGACGTATTAGTGGGTTTTCTAATAGCTACGGCACTGTAACAGGCACTGGTAAAGTATTGGGTGTTGCAGTTGTTGAAGGATTAAATGATGCTGTATTTGCTTGTCGCGCTCCTTCAGCAGGTACAAATTATTTTTATAAATGGGTAGCTTCTAGTAGCACATGGTCTGCAATTACTACTCCCGGCACAGTGACAATGACGGGCGTAAAGAAAGTGAGATTTATTAAGTATAATTTTGTAGCTGCAAAAGTATTACTGGTAGACGGTATTAATCCTGCTGCTATTTATGACGGGACAACGTACACACAAATTACAGACGCTAATGCTCCAAACTCTCCTAAGTATGCAGCAGCATTTAAAAATCACATGTTCTTAGGTGGTGATCCTTCAGATCCTCAAAATCTTTATTTCTCTGCTCCTCTAGCTGAAACAGATTTCAGCCCTGCAAATGGTGCTGGTGTAATTAATGTGGGTTTTGATATTGTACAACTTAAACAATTCAGAGATGATTTGTTTGTCTTTGGTAAGAATGCAATTAAAAGAGTAACTGGAACTAGTATTACTGATTTTGCTCTTGTTGAAGTCACTTCTAATTTGGGTTGTGTAGTACCAGATAGCGTTATTGAGCTTTCCGGTAATCTTTTATTTTTAGGACCAGATGGATTTAGACCTGTAGCTGCTACGGCAAATACTACAGTTGGGGATACTGAAATTGAAACAATTTCAAAGAAGATTCAGTTTACTATAGCTGCAATATTACAAGAACTTGTAGCAGGGTCAATTGATGTAGAAACTCTTTCTTCTGTTGTTGTCCGTAAAAAATCACAATTTAGATTTTTTATTCCAGATGAAGGAACATTTGGAGTATTGGGTGGTTTAAGACAAACAGATCAAGGAATTGGCTTTGAATATAGCTTACTTTTTGGTATACCAGCAACTTGTGCAGACAGTGGATATGTTGGTGTAAATGAAGTTGTAATACATGGGGACACCACTGGTAAAGTACATTTACAAGAAAGCGGAACTAGTTTTAATAGTGATTCTATTTTAAGTGTTTATCAAACCCCATATTATTATTTTGAAGACCCAACTATAAGAAAGAATTTTTATAATATTTCCACTTTCTTAAGAAGTGAAGGTTCTACAAATATTGTATTTTCTGTATCTTACGATTTTGATACAACAGAGCAGCTAGAAGTTTTTAATCCCTCTAACTTTACAATTACTACCAGCGGAGCAGCAGCATACTACAACGAAGCAGTTTATGATGCAGCAGCAATTTATGACGGAAACCCATCACCAGTTAGGAAAACAAATATGAATGGCAGTGGTTTTTCAATATCAATGAAATATGTTACAAATGACACAAATGCAAGCCACACTATTCAAGGATTTGTCTTGAATTATTCAGTGAACGATAGGCGATAAGGAGAGTATTTTGGCTGGATATGTTAGACAATCATCAGCAGATATAGTACCTACGGCTATCGTTCGTGCTGCCCCTATTAATAATGAGTATAATGCTCTTAGAGATGCTTTTGCGCAAGCAAGTGGACACAGGCATGACGGTACTGCTGCTGAAGGTGCTTATGTTTCTCTAATTTCTGATACTAATGCTAGAAATAAAGTTGTAGTAGACGGTACAAATAATAGACTTGGTTTCTTTGTTAGTGTTTCTAGTGCTGCTGCTGAACAAGTTAGGCTTGCACAAAATGTCTTAAACCCACTTACTGATAATGTTTTTAGTTTAGGAACTGGTGCTCTTAAATTTAAAGACTTTTTTCTTGCTGGCACAGCAACAATAGCAAGCGTTGTTGCGGCAGCAGCAACAATTAGTAGTGGCACAATTAACAATACCACTATTGGAGCAACAACTGCTGCTGATGGTACATTTGTTAATTTAACAGTAAACACTGCTGCTACTATTGCTTCAGCAGCAATTAGTGCCGGTACAATTAATAACACTACTATTGGTGCTACTACAGCAACAACTGTTAGAGGCACTACAATTACAGCCACTACTGGCTTTTCTGGTGATTTAACTGGAAACGTCACTGGAAACACCAGCGGCACACATACTGGTGCTGTTAGTGGTAACGTCACTGGCAATCTAACTGGAAACGTAACAGCCACTGTTGGCTCTTCTTCCTTTAATGATGTAGTCATTAATGGCACATTAGATATGACTAGTGGCTCTGTCGGTACAATCACTGGGCTTTCTGCTCCTTCTAATGGCTCAGACGCTGCTACAAAGACATACGTTGATACTTCTATTAGCAATCTTGTTGCTTCTGCTCCCGGTGCATTAGATACTCTTAATGAACTTGCTGCTGCTTTGGGCAATGATGCAAGTTTTTCCACAACAGTTACCAATTCCATTGCAACTAAACTAGCACTTGCTGGTGGCACTATGTCTGGTGCAATTGCAATGAATACTAGCAAAATTACTGGTTTGGGAACACCAACAGCAAGTACAGACGCTGCTACTAAAGGATATGTAGATACTGCTGATGCTCTTAAACTAAGTCTTACCGGCGGTACAATGTCCGGTGCTATTGCAATGGGCACTAGCAAAATTACCGGAATGGGTGACCCAACAAACGCTCAAGATGCAACTACTAAAACGTATGTCGATGGTATTTTGGGAAGTGCTACTGCTGCGGCTACTTCGGCGGCGGCTGCGGCTACTTCTGCCAGCAACGCGGCTACATCGGCTTCCAATGCGTCTACATCGGCTACCAATGCATCAGCAAGTGCTACTGCTGCTGCTGCTTCTTATGATAGCTTTGATGATCGCTATTTGGGGCCTAAAGCGTCTGATCCTACATTGGATAATGACGGTAATGCACTTCTTACAGGTGCTTTGTATTTTAATACAACATCTAGTGAAATGCGTGTTTATTCGGGATCAGCATGGTTAGCTGCCTATCTCCCTGCAACTGGTTATTTGGCATTGTCTGGTGGAACCATGTCTGGTGCTATTGCAATGGGAACAAGCAAGATTACCGGATTAGGAACACCAACAGCAGGTACTGATGCAACAACTAAAGATTATGTTGATAATGCTGATGCATTAAAACTTAATCTTACTGGCGGCACACTCACTGGTAATTTGCTATTCACTGATAATACATATGACATTGGTGCTTCTGGTGCTACAAGACCTAGAAACATTTTCTTGTCTAACAATGCCACTATTGGTGGTGCAATCACTGTAACAAGCGATAGTACATTCTCTTCAACTGGTGCTTTGAAGATTAGTAGTGGTACTACTGGGCAGCAACCGGGATCTCCTGTTGTTGGTATGTTGAGATATAATACAACAACAAATCAGTTTGAAGGATATAGCGGTAGTTCACCGGCATGGAATTCTGTTGGTGGTGCAACAGTTAGTAATGACACTTCTACTTCTACTAACGTATATCCAATCTTTGCTAATGCTACAAGTGGCAGTGCTACAACAATATATACAAGTAATGCTAAATTGTTGTATAAACCATCTGCTGGTGATTTACAATCTACAGTGATTACAGCAAGTAATGGAATATTTATTAATAATTTGACAGTGGCTGCAAGCTATACAATTGCTGCTGGTTACAGTGGACATTCTGCTGGACCAATAACAATAGCTTCGGGGCAATCGGTAACAGTTAGTTCTGGATCAAGGTGGGTGGTACTATGAGCGCAATTGTAATTGCTGGTGATACTAGTGGAAGCGTTACGTTACAAGCCCCTGCTGTAGCAGGTTCTGTTACTCTCACTCTTCCTAGTTCTAGTGGAACGATTGCTACCACCGCCAGTGGATTGACCGGTGTAACGAACTCCGCAAGCCCGTACTTGACCGCTCTTGGGTCCGGCGCGGCGACCAGCACTACAGGTGTTCAAAATGCAGCGGTGGGATATCAAGCGCTCAATACCAACACTACGGGCGAGCGTAACGTAGCAATTGGCGCGTCTGCGATTGGATCGGGTTCTACAGCCGCTCTTTATGCAAATACAAGTGGCTCTCAGAACACAGCGGTTGGTGCTGGGGCACTTGCTGCTAACACAACTGCCAATAATAACGTAGCAGTTGGTTTTCAATCAGCCTATGCAAATACAACTGGCAGTGCTTTTGTCGCTATCGGTTACAGAGCATTATATTCAAACACCACTGGTGTCGATGCAACGGCAGTGGGTTACGGAGCATTATTTTCTAACACCACAGGGGCAGGAAACACCGCTTTTGGTCAAAACTCCCTAAATGCTAATACCACCGCTAGTAATAATACTGCGTTTGGTTATTACGCAGGACAAGCCACTACCACAGGTTTTGACAATTGCTACATTGGTTCAATCGCTGGTCAAAACAATACTACCGGCAGAAGCAATACGGCGGTTGGTCGGTATTGTATGACAAATTCAACCGGCAGTTACAACACCGCTGTTGGGAATGAAGCCGGATTGACTCTTACAGGGAGTTACAATACTGCTTTTGGTTTTCAAACGTACAACAACGCCAGTAGTTCAGGTAGTTACAATACTGCATACGGCACTCAGGCTCTTTACAACAACACAACCGGCAACAACAGCGTAGCAATTGGATATCAAGCCGCGTACAACAACACTACCGGCGCAGTTATAGCGATTGGGTATCAGGCAGCGAGAACATCAACTGGCTGTACAAACTTTATTGCTATTGGACAGTCGGCTGCTTATAACACCAATTCAAGTGGTGGTACAAACATTGGCATTATTGCGATTGGCGACAACGCCTTGTACAATAACACCACCGGTTTTAGTAATATAGCCATTGGGTTCAGTTCTCGTGGCGGCGGTCAGAGTGCTTTGCAGTCCTGTACTACGGGAAGTTTTAACCAAGCCGTAGGAACATACGCACTCAGCGGAGTTACTACCGGGAGCAACAATTGCGGGATTGGGGAAAATGCCGGTAGTAATGTGACCACCGGCACTGGAAATACTTACATTGGAAATTCAAATTCTGCATCAAGCGGTGGCGTGAACTATGAATTAGTCGTGTCCGCATCTGGTGGTTCAACTGGAAAAGGTGGGAGCACCGGATTTATTAACGCTGGGAGTGGTGGTGTATATCAAGGCAACAATTCCAGTGCTTGGTCTACCACTTCTGACCGGCGTCTCAAAAAGAACATTGTTGACAACGCAAACGGGTTGGATCAAATCAATTCTATCCGCGTCAGAAACTTTGAATATCGTTTGCCGGAAGAAGTTGATGCTGAACTCAAACCTACTGACGCAATCAAAAAGTCGGGTGTTCAACTTGGTGTAATCGCGCAGGAGTTGCAGGAAGTGTTGCCTGACTGCGTGAAGCAGGAATCAACTGGCGTTCTGTCGGTGGATCCGGACAATTTGACTTGGTACTTGATTAATGCCGTCAAAGAACTAACAGCCCGCATCGAAGTATTGGAGGCTAAATAATGGCTAGTATAATTAATGCAGCAACTAGTGGTGGGCTGATTACAACAGCAGACACCAGTGGGGTGTTGCAACTTCAAACTGCTGGTACTACGGCAGTGTCAATTAGTGCAGCGCAGGTTGTGAACTTTACCAATGCGCCAACGGTAAGCGGGGCTGCATTTGGCTTGACTGGTGTAACAAACTCAGCAAGCCCTTATTTGACTGCTCTTGGATCTGGGGCTGCTACTAGCACGACCGGCGCACAAAACACGGCAATTGGGTATCAAGCACTTCAAGCCAATACTTCTGCCGCGTATAGCACTGCTGTTGGTTATCAAGCCCTTCTGAACTGCACCGGAGCGCAAAACACTGCGTTTGGCAGGATGGCGATGGTTACTGCTACCACTGCCAGTGGAAATGTGGCGCTTGGGACCAACGCTTTATATTCAACAACTTCATCGACCGGGAATACGGCTGTAGGCGATTCTACGCTGTTTTCAACTACAACTGGAACAGGCAACGTAGCAGTCGGCGGTTCGGCTTTATATAGCGCCACAACCATGTCTAACACTGTGGCTATTGGTCCTCAAGCAATGTTTAATTCCGCCACGGGACTTTACAACGTCGCCATTGGGTACAGGGCGCTTTTTGCCCAAGACAGTTTCGGCGGCGAAAGCAACACAGCAATTGGTTATCAAGCCTTTTTGAGTTTAAAGGGCGGTGCGGGTGGTATTGCTCAATCCAATACAGCCGTTGGTTCCAATGCTGGCTCGAATTTAACCGGACAGGGAAATAACAGTAGCACATTTATTGGAGCTTATGCAGGATACAGCGCCACTTCCGGTGCGGGGAATACTTTTATCGGGGCAAATTCTGGATATAATGTAACGTCTGGTTCTAAAAATACTGTCATTGGAGCGTACAATGGAAATCAAGGTAGCCTTGATATTCGCACAGCGTCTAACTATATAGTATTTTCAGACGGTGACGGCAACCCACGCGGAATGTTCAACGGCAACGGATATTTTGCTGCATCACCAAGCGGTGGTTTCCCGGACGGTACAAATCTTTCATACCATTACTTTAGCAGCCCTGTAAGCGCTGGCGGCTCTGGTGATCAAGTTTTATACCTTCGAGCAGACAGCGCCTCATTTGCGGGGAATGTCCTTGGCGTTCGCGGGAATCGTAACACCACCAACAGCAGTTTCAATCTTCAATATTGTCTAAATGGAAACGGATCAGGAGCGTTTGCGGTCAGGGATTCTGGTAATTGCGTAAACACCAACAATTCATATGGCTCAATTTCCGATGTTATTCTTAAAGAAAACATTTTAGATGCAACGCCCAAACTTGCGGCATTGAATCAAGTCAAAATCCGCAGTTACAATCTGAAAGCCAAGCCAGATGAGAAGCACATTGGCGTGATTGCGCAGGAACTGGAAACAGTTTTTCCGGGTTTGGTTGAAATTGACAACGAAGGAATTAAGAACGTCAAATACAGCGTGTTTGTACCAATGCTAATCAAAGCGGTACAAGAACTTACAGCAGCAAACACTGCATTGGCGGCACGGGTTGCCCAACTGGAGGCTAAATAATGGCTGTAACGATTAGCGGCGATACCGGGATCAGCCCGGTAACGGCAAGTGGAACGTCTGCCAGCATCGATGGCTTGACGGTTGGGCGGGGTGCGGGTGAGGTTGCTCAAAACACTGTTGTTGGACTACTTGCTTTGGCTGGCTCCAACACGGGGGCTTCACTGACTGCATTGGGTTATGGGACGCTTAACGGCAACACTTCGGGTGCTTCCAACACTGCTGTGGGTCACTCTGCGTTGGTAGGAAATACCACGGGTTCCAACTCAACCGCAGTTGGGGTAAGTGCGCTGGCTGGAAACACCACTGCTTCAAGCAATACAGCAGTGGGTAGAACTTGTCTAACTACAAACACAACTGGTGCATTTAACACAGCAATTGGGGATGGTGCGCTTGCACTTAACACCACCGCCTCTAACAACACTGCTGTAGGTTATCAGGCTGGGTATACCAATAGCACGGGCACTAACATAACCGCTGTTGGTTACCAATCACTCTACTCCAATACCGGATCGGAAAGCACTGCGGTTGGTGTTCAAGCGTTATATACAAACACAACCGGAACTAACGCCGCGTTCGGTAAAAACTGTCTGCAACTTAACACTACCGGCTCTTTAAATGTTGCGGTGGGGGCATATAGCGCGTTGTATTCCAACACCACCGGCTCCAATAACACCGCTGTTGGTACTGAAGCGCTTTTCAACAACACCACAGCCTCAGCCAACACTGCGGTTGGACAACGGGCGTTGCGAACAAATACAACAGGAACTTTTTTAACTGCAATTGGTAAAGATGCTCTATATAACAACACAACAGGCAGTAATAACGTAGCGGTTGGGCATAACCCAATGGACGCCAACACCACCGGCTCCAATAACACCGCTGTTGGATATCAGACATTAAGTTCCAACACCACCGCCTCTAACATCACTGCTGTTGGGTATCAGGCGGCATATGCTAATACGACTGGGACAAACATCACCGCTATTGGGTATCGAGCACTTTACACTTCTACAAGTGGTGTTCAAAACACGGCAGTAGGGGCAAATGCTCTTAATTTGGTTTCTACTGGAGGGTATAACACCGCTATGGGGTCAGCGGCGTTAAACAAGACCACCGGTGATTACAACACTGGAATTGGAGTAGGTGCTGGGGAAGAAAATTTAGGTGGTTCTTACAATACATTTGTAGGATCTTACGCGGCCAACAAAAACACCACCGGGACACAAAACACAGCCTTTGGGTACGAAACATTATACAGTCTTACCACATCTTCCGGGCTCACTGCGGTTGGATACCAAGCGGCTCGCGCTCTTACTACCAATACAGATAGTTATCTCACTGCGGTTGGTTATCAAGCACTTAAGGCTTCAACGAATTCAAGAAATACCGCG